GGGGGTACACCTACACGTGTAGGATAACTGAACACGGATTGTAAGAATAACCCCTACCCCTAACATATTAACTCAGTACATCAACTCAGTACATCAACTCAGTACATCAACTCAGTACATCAACTCAACATATTAATTCGGACAATACCACATTATACCATAACACTATGATAGTGGTGCCGTATATTTTGATGATTCCGGAATCACCGAAAACGCCAACTTTTTTCGTGCCTGGCGAAAGATTTTTGCGCGTTTACCCTTGCATTTAGTGTAGGACATTGTACTTAGGGACATGCGCCAGTCTAACAAAACAACATCGACGAGAACGACGGGAGACGGTAGCCGGTACCATGGCACGTATGATGAACGTGTGCGGAGGATGCAAGCTGCCGGAGAGGACGTCCTCGGTCAACCGAGAGATGCGAGCACAATCCCGACCGACCCCGTGCGCGAGCAGGTAGCTACGCTAAATGAGAGGACAGTGGGTCGCGTCCGCTTGACTATCAAGCCTACGCGAGAGCGTGTCAAAAATAATCGGACGGGTAGCATACGCCGCCCGTCTCCTGGCCACGGATTGGCTACTCTCGCCGAGTACTCGAAACTGAACCATGCCCAGCGCCGCAAGTTGGCGCGGGCTAAACTCCAACCAGATTACGCGGGGCGTGGACTGGCCACGCGACGAGTGCAGCGCGACCCAGCGACCGAAGGCGAGGGAATAGGAACGTCGCGGCGTTTGGGTTTGGGCCGCGCAAAGAGCGCGAGCCCAAACGCCGCGACGGCCAACGGGCCGTCCTGCTATGACCATGACTACACGGGGGGCAATATGCAAGACTGAGCAAATTCGCTGAACGTGGTGAAAGTACCCCGCGAAAGCGGGACGCCGCCAATTATGGTGCCACGATAATTACACCGTTAAGATGCAAGTGGCGAAAGTACTCGCGACTTGCGCCATGGTAACCGCTTGAGCCGGAGCCGGGAACGCCAATCTATTAGACTGGTGTTTGCGAGCCTACGCAGGCCACGAGACCCGATGGCGAGAGTTGGGGCTGTAATCCCAGTATAGCGGGGGCCATGAGATGGCGAGAGTAGCCAATCCATTGGACTGGCGCTGGCGAGCCTACGCAGGCCATGAAACCAGATCTTGAAATCCTGAGCTATTAGCATCTTAACGGTAACGATTGACCGGCGAGAACTGACGTACTGACGTACTGACGTACTGACGTACTGACGTACTGACGTGGGCGTCTTCGTTGCCCTGCCCGAGAAAACCAGAATACTAAGGAGATTGACATGACTGACATGACCACCGGCAAATGGTCCACAATCGGCAACCTGCGTCTTTTCGTTAAGGCAGGCGCCGTCCTCGAAATCAACCACATCGAACGTGGCCGCGGTTTCGCCGTTTTAAGGGACGATGGCTACAGCTTGCACTGGGTCGCCCCGGGCGGTGCCACCAACCATGGCACCGGCAATAGCTTTAATGATGCAGTTCATTGGGTCCTCCAGTAACTGACGTACTGACGTACTGACGTACTGACGTACTGACGTACTCGTTCACGCCGGATTAACAAAACAGGTTCGTTGAGCCTGACAAAAACCAATCAATTCCCTCTCCTCTCAGTTCCCTCTCCTCTAGGGAAGGGAGCGCGGGCAGAAAGATAGAGGCCACGATGACCATTTGGCGCAACCGGAACGGGCGGTGGGTTCGGACCCCACCGCAAATGTATCTCTCCAACGGGAGAGATCACATGCAGCCAGGGATTGAAGAGTTTCATGAGCTGGCGAGCTATGATTGGTCCGGGTACGTCGCTTTCCCGCTGACTAGCGTCGGCGGAAAAGTCGCGAAAACCCTCCTGAGCCGTGGAGCCATTATGGCTCCGCCGGAGTTCCCTATTATCATCCTGCACCTCTGGAATAGCATGGATAAAGAGTACGACAAGGAGGTGAAGCACTTCTACCCGACCCTCCACCTCCTGGCGACATTCACCCTGCGGCGGAGCATTGAGCTTCAGGCCGCACAACTCCAAGCCTAGCACTCTCACCCTCAACGCTTGCGCTCCCTTACCCTATAGGGGAGGGAACGGTCCGGAAAGAAGGACATGAACTACTCTTTTCTAGTGAAGCTCGGATATGTGGATAAGGTGCTTACGAACTTCCATATCGAAGGAAGCAGTGGACAGCTATCCCGAGTGGAGTCTCGACACCTGGATGCCCTCTACTTGAACGCTGTCGATGAGTGGGAACTGACCCACAAGGCGACGGGTAAGGTTGAGCGGTTGAAGCGGGCGGATGAAGTGCTCAAGCACTTCTACAGTCACGAGAAGCAGTACAAGTAACATAAGGACCGCTCCCTTCCCCTATAGGGGAGGGAACAGAGCTTAGGTTCTCAATTGTGCGCCGTCAGCGTATTGAGGTGCACAATCGTGAATATCATCAAAGCTACCATTTCTGCCATCAGTAAAATCGGTTGGATCCCCGGACGCAATGTGTCTCGCGAAGGCGAAGCCTTGCATCCCAGCAAGGCTAAGACCGCCGAGCTGCGGGATTCCATCGTGGGCGGCTGGGACCACAACCAAGCGGTGAGTGTGTACGCGGCCACGCCTGAGGATGTGGAGGAAGTTCTGGCCTACAGGAAGGCTGAGCTGAAGCGCATCGAACGGCTGGCTGAGAGTCCGCAGAAGGACTGGGCTGACATGGACCAGTACCTCTACGGGACGCAGAAGGGCGAAGCTCCGATTGCTGACGCGAAGGGCTCCAGTCAGGAAGGATCGTTCGAGGTTCTACCTGCTGAGGTCTTGCGTGAGCTGAAGGCCATGTGGCTGACGGCTGCCGGCAATCCGATCAAGCCCACGCACATTGCCAATGATGCCAACAGACGCAACAGTGTGTTCCCTGCGGCGAACGCTGCAAGGATAGCACTGGGCATGGGGCAGCTCACTGAGGTGAGCGTCATCGTGAAGGCGTTTGAGGATGAGCTCGACCGCGCGTATGACAACGTTCATGAGAATGAACGGCGGAATGTGGGCGTCGTTGAGCCCTCGTTCGCGGCGAAGCTCCGAAGCTGCAAGATTCTCCGCGGCCTTGGCTGCAATGAGAATAGACTCAGGAAGGAGTACTCGCCCACGATCGCGCAGAAGATCTGGAGGCTTCTCAAGCTCCATGACAAATTCCCGGCAATCAACGTCGTGGATACTGTCATAAGCGAGAATTCCTGGGGCCCGATCACGTACCAGAAGCTCGATGATCTGTTGAAGAACAGGTCCAGCGAGGTACAGGTGGATAAGTACATCCGCAATCCCGCAGAGGGAAAGCCTCCACGTGCGCTGAGCGTGAAGGTCCAGAAGGATCTTCTGGAGAATACCACGTGTGATGACGTGGCCCTCCTGATCCAACTCGCCCATGTGGGCGACCACGACAGGTTCAAGCATGCGCTTGAGCAGATAGAGGCGGGAAGCCGCCTCTTCGAGACAGAGTTCACCGAAGAACTCAAGCGGTACTTTAACCGGGAGCACAAGTACAAGTACGACGTGGCTCCCCTGCCGGAATCCGAGAGCGCCGAAGGGTAAAGGTCAGCTACTGACCTTCCCGCCTGTATTCTAGAGTTCCTGCTGACGGCGTACAATTGAGGGCCTAAGCTTTTGTACTCTATGGCAACATAGGGGCAGGTGCGCAAGCGAAGAGGTGCACAATGGTTACAAAGCGTCGAGTGTATTATACTGAGGATGTTGAAAGCCTCGTCACTGCCATGCGCAAGGACAGGTCCATCAATAGTGCTCAGATTCGGCACGAGGATAATACCCTCATGGCCAGCTTTGAGTGCGGTACTCTGCTCGAAGATAATACCCTCATGGCCAGCTTTGAGTGCGGTACTTTGCCCGAAGGAGTGACAGCCTGCAAGGTTCGTATCAGCCTGGAAGAGGCGCCTGTCCTTCTCAAGCGATTGAAGCGGACTATTGAGGTCCATCACATTCCGTACTTTGACTTCACGTATCAGAAGGACAAGCTGTACCTGAGTGTCTATAGTGCGGTCCCAATGGAGGAAATGGACTATATAAGGGACACCTACTACGATCTGGTCGGCGTTCCGATAGTGGACTGAGTAAATTAGCATCGGTGTTCCGATAGTGGACTGAGTAAATTAGCACCTGCCCCTTTGTTGCTATGGAGTGCACCTCCATGCAAAGGGTCAGCCTACATGTTGACCCTGAGGAGTCATCGAAAGGTGACTCCTCTCTTTATCTAACAGCCGGTACCCACTCCGGATGCTTTAGAGGAAGAGGAACTGTCATTAAAGGATCGAGGGCCAAAAGATTTCGTAATCAAGGGTCTGGGAGGTCGCTGAAAAGTGTAAACCTAGAGCCGTTTCAGAGCACCATTTGGGTCCGAAATGGGCGAGTAATCAACCAGAAGCATAAGGTTAGAAACAGTACGCAATTATAACTAGTAAATCACACCTAAGCAATGCACAATGCGACTAGTAAATCACACCTAAGCAATGCACAATGCGACTAGTAAATCACCTAAGCAATGCACAATGCGACTAGTAAATCACACCTAAGCAATGCACAATGCGACTAGTAAATCACACCTAAGCAATGCATAATGCGACTAGTAAATCACACCTAAGCAATGCATAATGCGACTAGTAAAGCGACCAACGGGAGCACTTTATCCGAAATTAGCAATCACAGAAAGGTGAAAATAAATGGGGCAATAAGCAGCGATTGGCACGATTCCTGCTCCATACCTATATACCTTACTACCTAAGAAATATACCTCTCCTAGAGAAAATAGAAGGGTAGTGAGAGTGTAGTGAAAGAAGCTCAGGGCAGATGTTGTTAGGCCCAAAGGTTAGACTGGAAGGGATGCATCCACAGCCGCTACAGCCGCTCTAAGCCTCTCCTCAGCCGCTCTAATCCACCTTACCGGCCCGAGGTGAGGCTAAGCGATGGCGACGTAGAGAGGCCCTCAAACCCTCTCTCTACGCCGCCTTCCACCTCATAGCCAAGGTGGCTCACACCTCCTGAAGCACTACCCTACATGCTAACATTCATTAGCTAATAGATCCCTCCCTAGCTTTATGCTTTATGCTTGATTAGATAATCAGAAAGGTTACCTCTCAAAGCGCTAGGTACCAGTCCTGTAGTGTTGTGTCATCTCTTAGCTCAGCACAAAGCTCAATGCTCTGCTCAAAGGACAAATCATGCAAATAGTGGCCTTTATTAATGTGGGCCTGCATATTCACTAAGCGCTCTCTTATGTGCTCCTTTTCCTCTGGGCTTATACGATACCGATGGCAAGCCACATTCACTGATCCATCACCCCGATAACACACTTGATCGATACCTGCTAAAGGCACATCAAGCAACATTGAATAAATCACCACTTGTGGATACCAGTATATCCATTTGCCCTTGTCAGGAGCGATAGTCTCCGAGTTGATTGTCACGCCATGCGCCACCGCAGTGCGTGGCTTCACTCTTCGCGCATGCTCTCTACTCACCCATGTCGCTCCTCCCTCAGGTGACACTGTCCGCCCTTTTCCATACCCCGTCACTTTCCAGTCCAACACTAACCACTTAGTCGAGCAGTCAGGTAGGCCAAGCACTGTCACACCGCCGATATCCTTTTTCAACTCCCCAGTCACATCCACATTCTCATCCAGCTCGCGCGCTAGCCGCTCTAGCACACCACTCTGACAGTACAACTGAAACACGCGAAAACCCTCTGCTATGGCGACGTCTCTCATCTCACCCTTTATCTGTACCTGCTGCTCCAATAGCTTATTACCGTCTATCTGCCGCCCAAACAATGATAGCACTTTAACTTTGACGAATGCATCGAAAGCAGATCCTACTGCCATCGGCATCGTCTGTTTAAATAACCTTCTATCAAGTACGTAGCCAATGTACCATTTGATTGGACAATCATACCACATCGTGAACTGCGTGGGACTGATGTAATCTCTCATAACATAACCCTCACTATTCTGTCCCCTTCATTGGCGTCACCACAAGCGACCACTCTGTAATCATACTTAGTCTTCACCTCGATATACCTCATCAATGCCATCTTATCCAGCGTCCTATCGGCTATCCTTAACCCACATACCTCAACACTCTCCTTCTTAAATCTTACTCCATCCAGTGTAACCATGTTATAATCATTTGCACTCAGCTCCGTCACTAGCTTAGCCCACGCCCCTTCACAATCACTCCATGTCATATCAACTGCCCCATTCTTTTAAGCAATACGTATCCATCATCTCCCACACACATTATACCACCATAATATGGATCGCCTGGCTCTCCCTCGTATGCCATATGCCCAGCATACACAGTATTTACTATGACCCACGCCACTATCTTACGTACATTGACTATGTCCTGTCCTATTTTCAACCCACGTACCTGGATCTCAAAATCATAACTGTGCAACCCCTTTAATTCGTCAATCCTCAATGAGGGCACCGTAGTGATATCCCCACCTTCTCCTCTCGCTGCCAATCTTCGAACAATCTTACACAATTTCGCCCACTCAGATTGACACTCTTTATACGTCATAGTCTACTCCTGTCATATCTAGCCTCGATTGGTACGCCGCCATCGCTCAGCCCACGATACTTAAAGCCCACTACTCGTCCTACACCAAAATGCACACTATTACTATTAGTTAGTTGGCCCGGCCGCTCCACACATGGTGTTACTACCTCTCTTTCTGCGTCTGTCAGCCCTGCCACCTCAAACACAACATCTCCCCATTGCAACACGAGCGCACCTATACGACCCTCATGTCGCCCATCACCTGCTGTATACCCGGTCACTACCCCCTCGCTATCATTTACCTCCTTCAGTTTCTGCAATGTCTGCCTACGGAGCGGTACCCACTTACCATACCTACCCCTTATGATTACACCCTCACCACCGTCATTCCATACAGCCGATGCTGCCTCCTCCACTTCCCCCCTATCCTTCACTTGCACCTGTTGCACCACCCGCCCCACTGTGTACGCCACTCCAGCCATCAACGCACATAGCTTATCATACCTCACTGCATAATCAATATTACTATAATAGGCCACACCTCGTAGCAGCGCACTCCCCTCGCTCCCCACAATCACTTCATTCGCTTCCCCCGCATACCTCCCCAGCCTAATCACCCCACGCCCACCAAAGGCAGTTTTATCCACTAAATCGAACACATGAAACGCTACCTTTTGCCACCTACTATCAGGCACATGCCTTTTGCAAACGCTCATCGTCTCCTGATGACTCATCTCCTCTCCCATTAGTTCCCCATCCAACATCACCCCGCGGGGTAGCTGCTCTACCCACCAGTCAGGGGCGTGGATTACGTTACCCAAACGACTCCACAACCCTGTACACACCCCATCTACAAGGGTCACCTTCGACGCCCACGGCACACCTCTCTTCGCCATCCCTATAGTCACCCCACCATCCCATATACACCTCATCCCATCGATCTTTTCACTAACATAAGCCCCACCAAGTGGTAGTGTGCCACGGAATGTCTTCGCTAATGGTACCAATTCACGCTTACTCATGGTGCCTCACTCCAGTTTCCACCCACTTAGTATTAGTCAGCTCGCGCCAACTATCGGCCTTACCCGTCTCAAGTGCAGTATTATAGCGCTCACCTTTCCACACCACTGGTACTTCGCCCAGCATAGGATCGTGCCAATTGGGTTGTACAGTCATGCTTGCACCTTTTTCCTTAGCTTGTCATAGCGTATCCACACGTCCTCTAGACCATCCCTGATGCTACACGGCTTACCATCCCACCTACTCGTCACATCCCTTATGATAAAATCATTTCCTTTCTGCCAATCCATTCGTGCTGCCTTAGCAGACGAGTAATCCCTGCCGTATGCTGGTGTGACTGTCATAATATTGCCTCCGATCGAGCTATACCCAATGTTTTTACCCACTCATCCAGCTCACCGTTAACGCGCCTCTTCCACTCCCAAAACTCCACCATTTTCTTAACTGTACTTCCTACGGGCATCTTGGTCCCATTGTGTACTACCGTACAACTATGCCTATTGCCCAGGGCCGCTTGTATTGCCAGTGCCATAGTACATGTATCGTGTATCGTCTGTCCTGGTTCCGCTTTGATTGTTATGTACATAGTCTCACCCTTTTCGCCATTGCAATAGCGTCCTTCTCAGACCTGGCCACAGGTGCTCCCCATATGCAACAGGGCCACCGAACGCGCCAATTAGGCCCTTCTACTAGTAGCCCATTGCCACCCCTCCTCTATCAGCCGCTTATACAATTCCGGCGTAAGTGCACCCACAGTAATTAACTCCTCATCCGTGCATGGTCGCCACTCGCCATCCACATATGCCTTTCGTACCCAATCCGCCGTCGTCCGGTGTGCCTCCTTCCTACCAGGGAATCTAAACATAACGAATCCCTCATCGGCGGGTAGCTGCTCTTTAGTGTGCCAGGTCATGACCGCACCAATCCCCACAGCAGTTGCATCTGCCGCTTACTCACCTCTACTTCGCTTATATTAATGTAGGCAGCGATCATGTCCCTCTGTTTTGCTCGTACGCTCGCATCCTTCACCAACTGAAGATGCACATTGCTCTTCTGTAGGACATTCACACACCCGCCATCCACGTAATCACCTGCTCTGGGCTCCCACCCCTCCGCTATCAGCCGCTGATATAATTCCGGCGTGTACTGCATGAAGAAATCCCAGTCGCTATAGACATTAGCCCCACCGAAGAACCGACTGCCCGTCAGATAAAGCCCTGTTTCCCAGTCAGTGTTGATCATATAATCAATATTCATTGCTCAGTTCCTTCCTATCAGTACGAATAGTCCAGCCCACGGCATCAGATAGAATGAATTCACTGCTCTCAAGCTTGCGCCTCTACAACGCAACTTATGTACCCATTCGGTACAATCAACAGCTTCGATCTCCTCAAACCTGAAGTCCCATTTCGCGTCTATCGTCCTCCATTTAGTGTCCACTTTCGTCACGAATACATGGTAATCTCCTATAGCTATCTCCTCCTTATACCTGTAAACATACTCAAGGATGTGCCGTACACTAACGCCCTTTATATACATCGCTAGCAGTTCGTCCATTGCTCCCTCCACTGCTGTTGCCACCTTTTTAGTGTCTTCCAACACACTCCTGCCTCCGAACAGATCTCCTTCTTCAATATACCCTCGTTGTTTATGATTATATCAAGAACAACACCTCTTTTGCCTTTTCTACTCAAATTAGCCAGGCTACTGTTGAATGTAGCTTCTTCAAGTGGTGTAGTGACAGCTACCTTAGTGTAGCCCTCTTTCTGACGAACACCGCGATCATAGCTCGTCTTAGGTACACGTACATCATATGGATGCCACTTAGTGAGCCGATGGCGTATTGCTACGCGCGCCATCTTCCTCCTTTGGTCTAACGGCTTCCCTGCATTCTGATTGAATACACTTACCAACCAGTAGTACGCTTCAGCAACTAGATCGTCTCTCCTGTTTGGGTAGATCCTCGCCACCCTACTCGCTTCCACCTCTGCCATCTCGATACTTGCCTCTATCTCAGCTACTAAGTGATCCATCGACGATGTCCTTGTTCCACAGTCTTAGTATACAAGAGGTGGCTCCGTATATTGATTTCACCTCAATAGCCGCTGCTACGTGGTATACACCAGAGTCACAGATGAACTTAGTGGTTACACTCCCTTCCTTCCACTTCACCCAATCAGGCGTATATCCGTAATGAAAATTAGCCAGAGCAACCAATACCCTCTCTGTTTCAATCCACGTATAGGGGCTATACGGCACCTCCTCTAATAGTGTTAGTTCAGTGCAACCCATTTTCCCTTGTCCAACCTTTATCTCACCTCCAGCCTCAGCTACAAACATCCTCGTATTGAAGAAACCGGCATGTACAGGGTTCAGCATTCGTGCGTAGCCCTCTTTCTCATAGCAGTGGAACCAATGCGACTTACATAGTTTTGCCTCCTCATCCACCTTCTTTATCATCTCCTTCCTACCTACCCTCCAGTAATAGCCCTTGAATGTACACCTGTCTTGATTTGTCAGCTTATATACTCGCATTCGCCTTCTCCAGCATATCGAAACGCGGACCATACTTGTCCCATTTACGCTCGATGTAGCGTTTGATACGTTGTGGGTTATTCACCCAGTGTAGGGGGATCGAATCCACGCCCGTAATATTCATTAGTTCCATACTCCCCATTGGCACAAACGGCACCTCCTCAAGCAATGTTAGCTCGGTGCAACCAGTCTTACCATACCCCTGCCTAATCAATCCACCTACTTCGATCTTGAATAACCTACAGTCACGCTCAATGAAAGCACCCTGGATACTATTCAGCGCCCTTGCGGCTAGTTTCGTTTCATAGTAGTGAAACCAGTAATCGTTGCATAGCCCCACCTCAGCATTAGGCCACTCAATCGTCTGCTTCACGCCTAGTTTCCACTGGAGCCCACCATACGTCGTCATATGCCCACTTGTTATCTTATACATTTTGTTGCTCTCTTTTTGCGAACACGGCCCTCAACAGTGTCCAGTGAGCCTCAATCATGAGTCGGAGACCAGTCATAGTCCTGTCAGCCAGCAGGTACCCCGTCTCTACCTTTGAAAGATGTGCGAATATAGGCCGAGCAAGAGCCTCCAATTCAGTCCTCCCCATCGACACGAATGGTATCTCCTCAACCAATGTTAGCTCAGTGCAGCCGGCCTTACCTTCAGCCACCTTAATCAATCCACCCACCTCGATCTTGAATAGCCGACAGTTATCTTCCCAGAAGGCACCTTGAATCAGATTCAGCGCCCTTGCGGCTAGTTTTGTCTCATAATAGTGGAACCATGCGCCACTACACAGTGATGCCCTCTCATCAGGGTATCCTAATGTACGCGCTATCGTCTGCTTCACGCCTAGTTCCCACTGAAACCTACTACCGTGTGTCCGCATCCCGTTATCAGTAATCTTGTACATGTGCCACCTTCTTGAATAGTGCCATAGCTCGATTATAGCTACAACGTCGTACTATGTAATAATACTCTTTACTCTTCCTAATAGTGCACCATTTCCCTACATACTTTTCCTCCACATTCTTCAACACTATTTGATCGCCGTTTGTGTCCTCCAGTAGATACACATCGCCTTGCTTACTCACCATTACGTCAGTTAGCATTTACGCCCCTCCTGTAGCAACGGCTTGAAACTACCCAACGGGCGGTACCAACCCTCGGCATCCTTGACTAAATAGGCTGAGACCTCAAGGATGTCAAATAGTTGTACGAGAGGGTATACATCACCAAATGAGTCCACGAAGATGGTATCTGATGGTAGTGACCGTAGCTCCGCCACTAGTGCTCGTGCCTCATCCTCCTCACGCACATCAATGATTGAGTCACTCTCGTCTTTACTCAATAGCCACTTACCGTCATGGACGGCGTTTAGCCACCTAGTGAATACTATGGATGCAGCCTGATTACGAAATACATTGATAAAACCGTAGTCCATTATGATATACTCCTTGCGATGTCGAGATTCTGTTGCATCGTCAGATGCTTCCATTGTCCCACGTTGATCATAAGCCACTTCGTGTCATGCACAGCGTTAAGCCACGCCTTACCTGTCCATGCGGCGAGCATCCACGTGTTATTAGCTCTATTGTGACCTTGAATCAGATACAATCCTGGCACTGGTGGTATATTCATTTCGTCACCACAGTGCAGATGCTCCCTTGCACCTCAAGAGGAAACCGCCCAAATAGCTCCCTCTTTGCGTCGCGTAGATTAGTATAGGCACTTACTTCAGCGCTGTACGGCAGAATCAGCGTCCATTTATCTTTTTGAATATGGACTATCTTACCTACCGTAGCTCGGCCGATCTTGTATAGGTATGTTTTCATTGTAGATCCCTCAAGTCTTCAATAGTGTGATCAAATTGTGTTACTAGATTGTTCAGAACTAGCCACTCCTCATACAGATTGAACCACTTCTTATCACTTGACCACACATCACCTACGCGCTCGCCGTATACCTTACGACAATACTTTATCCTTTCCTTAATTACTTCATCCCTCATTTTCTGTAATCTTTGTATAGTAGTCATCCCATACTCTCCCTCTCCATTGATTCGATAATCAGTTCCATTTGGCAAGCTAACACAAATAGCTCTTTGTGGTGGGTACTGTTGAGCATATAATCCCGCTTAATTGGCTTCAGCTTCTCGCGCATCTCGCGCAACGCCACGATATTCTCTGCGTGACAGCGTATCCACACGTCCTCTAGACCATCCCTGATGCCACGCATAATTACACTCTGCTCACTCATAACTCCACCTCAATATCCTTTTTTAGTTCGTGCTAGACAGATCCTATTCTTTTCAAACAGGAGCAATAATCTAACACACTCTGGTGCCGTCATCGGTTCTGTGTTCCATGTGATTGTCTCTTCTGATTCCATAATCAACCTCCATACTGGTCACACCCACGTTTGATTTGATTACGCGGCCCGCGCGTAATCCACCCATTATTAATATAACACGCGAGAGGGCTTTTGTCAAGCAATATGTCGGAATTACTACACTATTTCGTTAATTACTATATCTTTGTGCATTGTATTCAGTGTAATCAAATCAATCAAGGCCCAACCGATTCTCCAATCAAATGTGTCCTTTTTGATTCCATCGGCAGGATCATAATAATAGGTACCATCATAGGCGACAGCGTGAGTATTATCCATGAGTACAGCCCGCTTATAATCAGGCACACTATACACTATCTCGATTGGTTCGTAATTGGTGCCAGGACTGAGGCCGGGCCGATTGATTACATAAACAGGAATCTTATTGCGCTTGAGGCAGCTATGGTAGAATTCGAGAGGATGATGGGAGCGACGCTTAGCCGGTGTAGTGCCGGCTTCCGGCCATACCCACTCCCTACCGTCAACACCAATCTCCTCCACTAACGTATCTATTGTCGTACTCAATGCCATCGCCCACGACGCAACCATACACTGATCTTCATTTACTTTTATCATCTTCATAAAGTAGGCTCCTCGGTATCTCAACACAATGATCAGCTACATTCAATAGCGCCTTACTTATCTGTCGAGCTATCACTGTGACCCTCACCCTCTTACTTTGACAATACTCAATTGTACGGCGGAAATCACCATCAGCCGAACAGAGTATAATCATATCAGTGTCGGTGGAGTTCACGTGTTCGATTATATCCATGGATAATTCGGGATCGACGTTACATTTAACCCTTTCTTTGTACACCTTACACGGCTGGAATCTAGGCTCGAATCCGGCGTGTGTGAGGGCATCGATGAATTTCTTATTGCCTTTGAAATAGCCACCGTAGGCTCGGGCCACCACCACTTCACCTAGCTCACTACAATACCCATACAATTTCTTATAGTTCAGTTTCCCTCCATCATACGTACTTTTCAACGCAAAGAACAAGTTACTGATGTCAACATAAACGGACACTTTCATATTACTTTACCTCAGCGTAATTACATCTGTATGTGTTTGCCGACACTATGTCGGGCTCACCCTCCCCGAGGATAACCCAATCGCTAACGAAGCCATATAGTGTGCAGTGCTCCAAATCAATCCGTACATGATCCGGTCCTCTTTCCATCTTAGGGTGCGGCAACGGTCCTCCTTTAATCATTTCCTCAGTTATTCTATGGGCGATTTCAATATAGTCAGAATGGCAGACATTGACCTTCACGAGTATAATCTCCTTGCAAACTGCTAACTTATAGCCTTAGCCAATCATTTGGCATGCCGGTAACTATCCACGAAGATATCCTGAGTACAGATACCTGGGACTACTTGAAAGGTAGTAGTCTCGTTGATTACATGCATACCTAATCGAATAGGTAGGTTGCATCGCAACGCCTTATAGTTGGTACCGTGTGATCTATGATAGTATTCAATGTACCTAAATATTACAGCACCATCCATGTGCGCAATTGATTCGGTATCACTTAATCTGCGCCAGCGCATGTCGGATCTCATGAGAATACCACATCTTCCCCGGCGAGGTAGGCTTCGCGTAGTCCACCAATGAATTGTATCGTTGCCGGCAGTATCCAGTCATCTTCCTGCTCCAACTTGGGTAGTAGCTCGTCTAAACGCCCCGCTAGATCACTGCATATATCACACTCAAGGATACCATCACAGTCACTGTGACTAAGTAGTGACGTTAGTACATCCTGGCTGTAATAGTCCCACTCGATAGGTAGCTTACCGGCTACTGATCGTAGTAGTTGCTTTATGTATACATCCTGTTCAACTGTGCCAAAGAATGGACTGTCAAACTGTAGTTTAAAGGCATACCTAGGCTTATAGAATCCTTGCATTAGCCTTAACGGCGGGTAACCAGCAGCTTTTGCTATAGCCTCCCGCCATGTCATGAAGGCTCCGTATCCGCCACTCCAGCAGTCATGTGATGTGTCTAGGCCCATATTAGTAACACCTATGTTCCCAGTCAGAATAGAAACGCTCATACTCTTTCGGTGTGCTATAGTTGGCCAATGCATCAGCCATAGCGTCATTGATTGCATCCTGGACCATATCCTCAGTGGGTGCGTCTAACCCCTGTTGTTCAGCTAAATCAAATAACGATTTAGTCCTTTCCTCGGGGGTTCTTATCATACTACCTCCTCTGCATCATACTTAGTCGCCAGCGACAAGTAATCAATGCCGGCTGTCTTACCACATATCTTGCACACCATGGCAGGAACCACCTCATTATGGAAATGAGCGTCATCATAGCCATGTGTCGTAACGGTCGCCGTGCAGTGTTCACAAATATATTTAGCTACGAAGTCCCTTCTGTTCCTACTGATTATCTTTTGGATTTTCATATGGTGTACCTCTTAGTCCGTGCCCACAAGCATGGAGTAGTAACACTGCTGGCACTCCGATCACCCAGGCACCCTCTACATTCTTACTTTGACATACAAATGCTGTGACGCACAGTGCGATGCCTACTACTCCGCAGGCGACTATCATAGCAATTCGACATACTTCTTTGCCACACATGATTATTTCCTCTTCAAAAACAAATAGGTTGACCAGTTCGACTTATTAAATAGCTTCATGTATTCTCTCTCTGTGTCGGCTGTCATTATCCAGATGCCACAGCCGTGTTTCTCAAACTGAGGGAAGTCCTTCAGTTGTGCTTTTGTGAAGTGACTGCCTTTCATGCCAGGTAGCTTCACCTCGATCCAGCGTTGACCGTAGTCTTTGTGTGTAGCAAACAAATCAGGGAACCCACTCATATACTGACTAGCTGTCGTCACTTTCACGAACCAACTTCGCTTCTCCAGCATCAGTTTGATCGCTTTCTGTATCTTCGCTTCCTTGTTGTGTGCGCTTGTCTGGAAAGCTTCCACATTCAAGTACCTCCTCTATTGTTCTGGTATTGTGTCGGCAGCCACATGTTTCGCAGTCGCTACGCACTGACTTCACTCGAATCCATGCCATGCATCTGTTGCATTGCATCATCAGATGCTTATAGACATGCCTCTTGATAAGGTTCCCCTTGAACAGGAAGAATAGATTAGTCTGCGTGTACCGTACCAACGGACTAACGACGTAGCTGCTGCCTAGTTCGAACTTAATCATTACTTCTTCGCTCCAGTTCCGTTACTCTCTGCTCCAGTTTCTTCAGACTGCATTGTCTCATCCTTAAGTAGGTGAATAGTTCATCTGACACCTCCAACAACAGGATGAGAGTCAACACTACAATAACTATAATAATCATTTGGACTCCTCATACAGATTGAACCACTTCTTATCACTTGACCACACACCACCATTTGTGTCTACTTTTAACATCAGCTTATCCCTGTAGTATACTTTGATCCCTACATCAGGTATTTCTGTTGGCTCACTAATTGGTAGGAAGACGGAGTGTTCGGTAGGGGCACTATCAACGCTATGCCGCCATAGCTCGGTTCCCCCAGCGTTGAGTGACATCTCGGGAGACTTCGGTTCCTTTGGCTTCTCAAGTAGGAAGCTCCAGAGCCAACAGTGTACCCCAACCACAATTACCCATATAGCCAGCTTAGTCGATATTTTCATTGATTATCCTTCCATATTCTACTGTTTTCTCGACGTGCACCTGGCCCATCATAGTCGCCTTTTGTACGTCAATATAGGGCTCATTATACTTTGGGTACATAGCCATTATTGTGCGAGTCACATCGCGTATGCTATCACCTTCAGTGGCTACATACGCCACTCTCTCCACCCATTCTGCCTTCCATTTATCCTTGTATAAGTATGTTGCTTGCCATAAGTGCATAGCTCAGTTCCTTTAGGGATCACCAGCATCAAATAGTGAGTCGTCGCCGTAACCATCTCCATAATCGTCATAGTAATAATTCCTCCAGTATACCTGATGGGTACGTTGCTTACGCTTACGCTCACATTCACGCTTCTTAACGAAAGCATTTACTTCCTTCTCATGTATAGTCACAGGTAAATCATCCCTAGAGGTCAATCCAGTTGAGGGCGTCATTGATTGTATACTCCACATTGCCTGAAAGTGATGCCTTCAGTTTATCAATGGTCTCTTGACTGGAGGTGGACGTATTAGGTTGCTCATCCACCTTAGCTCTTGTCTGAGCGATAGTATCCTCACTGTATTGAGCGTACTTACCGCCACTCTTGCCGAACGTCCATGTGTGACCACACTTATCACACAAACGAAGGGATGTCACTAGTAATATCAGGGCTATAATCGGCCGACAGACACTCCCTACATATCGCTAGCGCTTCTCTTCGCTTCTTCAGTAGTTCTTTCAACACGTTTCAGTGCCTCCAATATTATTGATATAGCCTCACTATTTAGTTTAATTGCAGTTCGTACGTCTTGGTTCACTTGCTCCTGTGCTTGGGCCACTTTTGATGCTAACCCTATACCTTGTACGATGGCGTACTGTGTGTAGTACATCCGCATCATAATCAATACAAGTATCGCCATTAGTATACTAATAAGCATAGTCATCAAACTCCATATGTTTCAGATAAAAGTTCATTATCTCTAGCTGATCACGACGATAACATAATATTTCCCAGTCTATATAAGCACTCTCATGGGTTTTACTCGTAGTCGGCAGCTTCCTTAGCTTACGCCGACGCCACCACATAGTTAGCTTATTCATGTAGCTTAATCATCCTTCCAACTAAGGCGTCATATTCTTCTAGTAGTTTGCTATGGCCTTGCATTACCTCCATGTGCCCTTCTGCCACTTCAATCAAATCTGCTACTTTTCGCTCTAGTGCCACTATTTCACTGTTATTAATTATGGTAAACACGCCCAACGTTAACAGTGAGAACACAATCATTGCATTAGTGAAGTTACTCACGAGGGTTCCTCCAATTCATGGATTGCTATGGCGAGGAATCGAATTGCATCAATCAGACCAGCTTTAAGCATCCCATCATCAGTACACTCCTCAATCTCAGCAAGTGCTATCTTCGCTTGTAGTCGGTAATACTGGTGTCCCTTTGCCAGACAGAACCGCATCTCATTGATAGCTGTTCCCTTTGGCTTGAACTTACACTGATGAAGGATTCTAGTGACATCTCGATGGGTCATTTTAGCTCCTTCGGTGCTTTGTAACATGCTTTTTTGAATGCCAATACCGCTCTCTTGAGTTTCTTCACCTTAGGTAGCTGCTGGAAACTGCGATTCTTCAGATCCCAGTGCTCAGGATCGGTAGCATTCATATACATTTTCACCTCCTTGACAGGGCCAAGCAACAGTCCCTTCAGCCAGGTATGTACAAAATACAGTCTTGACATCGGTAGGTCATCAGCTAGTTTTAGCTCCACTCCCGCCATCTGGCAAATTGTATCCAGCATCCGAATCTTGTTCTGGATTAGTTTGGTTAGCTCGTCTTTTCGCATGGATTGCCTCCATTAATTCTGTTCTATTCAATCGTGAATAATTATGTATTCGATACTCTCTTGCCAACCACAGTAGTTCGCCGTATGTCATGATCTCAAGACAGTCTGAGTCACGGACCAATGTGCGCATTGCGTCTAAATCACCCGATTTCACATGAGACTGAAAAGTCTCTTTAAGTGCCTCCGGCTGTCGGGTGAACCATATAGGGAACCAATCCCGACGTAAAAAATAGTCAATTGCCCTCCATCTTCGTAGTTCCCGTTTTGTGTGTGCTCTCATTTGTCTCCCCAGTTATTAAGTCCCGTGAGCCAATCCATCGCCAACAGTGGCACCGTTGCCTTTCTCCTCTCTATGAAGGCTTCCACTATCTCCTTTTGTTTACCACATAATGAAGGAATGCAAGGTGACTTCACCTCATCATGGACATTGAGCGGCTGCACATGCCAGGAGTTAATGCCTGCCGGCTGTAGCGTCCACAGATCACTTTGCACCTCCTTCGTTAGCTCACCACCAGGACTTTGTATCTCATGATTAGCTGCTGCTCGCATAATCCTAGCTTGGATTTTGAATGCAGCACCGAAGAGAGCACTCCTCAACGCACCACCTGCCGTCTGTTCTCGATCACGCCTAGTCACCTTAACAGGGAATCGTACCCACTCCTCAGGTGGCTCTTCACCCAGCTTATACAATGCGTGACATATCTGTGTCTCTAGAGTGAAATACCTCCTAAAGCCTAGGATTGATTCTATGTACTGTACTGGCTCATGCCATTCTACTCTTGTTCCAAGTCCTCCAGGCTGGCGCATTGTACAGAATTTGTCAAAGATTCTAGCTCTTGCTTCTCCCCATCCTTTGCATCGTTTGAGCCAGCTTCGTTCTGCTTCCTCTGCGACGTCGGTAGCAATGCCAACTCGGATGTGGAGAGTGTATGGTGTGCCTCCGTAGAGCAAGGCGAACACCCCTTGCTTTGATCTTTTGTAGAGATCATCCACTTGATTAACCGAACCATCAGTCGAAAGTATTTCATCATAACTCTTTCCGGGGAAGAAATTCTCCCCCATTAATCCGTGTAGTTTCTTTCCACTCAGTAGCTGCTCATGTAGCCAATCGTCATCATAGACCGCATCAGCTATACTAATCTCAAATGAGTCGAAGTCACCTCCTTCGAGTACGTGGCCTTTGTTAGCTAATGTGAAGCATTCTCGCACATCTTTAGCGTGATTAATCCCCTGCGCATTTAGACCGTCGCCACCACTCATCCTACTACTGAGAGTACCAATCACCTCAAATGATGCGTGAAACTTACCCGCTGTTAACAGCTTCTCGAACATATTAATAGCATGACACAGTCTTCTGTAATCAACTATGTTCTGTGCTCTTACAGCGGCCTTATGTTTCTCAGTTCCTTTGATTAAGCCATCAACACACTTGTCGCAGCCGGCACCATAGCAATCGTCGCACACTTCATCGACCGTCCACTGTGCCACTTCCTCTAGTATAGTTCTCTTTGTTGTCACCTTATCATTGTCAATCAAAACGATCTTTTCGGTGTCCGACATCACTTGCTCTAGGTATACCCTACATACCTGTGGGCTATTCAGCGGCACTAGCTTACCTCGTGCTGTCCGATTAGCCGTAAGTAGAGCCTTTAGTTTAGGTATATCGAGTGTGAATCCCCGCCAGCGAACGGCACCTACCATAGCCGCCAATATGCTGTCCTTGTCATTAATAGCAGGGCGCTTAAAATAGTTATATAGCGACCTTACATAGGTTACATCATGCTCTGCATACTCCCTTGCTTGTTGATTATTCTCCCAATGACTGATATGCTGTGTGATTACATCTGGCCATTTGCCTTTCCAGTCGCCTACCCTTGGTTGTACCCAGCGTTTATTCTTCTTGTATGGCGCTAATGCGAAAGGTGCGTAGCCCACTTCCTTAGGTAGAAACTGGCTATCAATAGCAATATCGACATAATGTTGCACCGTAGCACCAAGAGCATCGACGGCAAGAGCCTTAAGTCCACCACTAGGGGCAAAGCTAAGTTCCAGGTCTCTAAAATCATCATCAACCTCGCCAAGTGTGTTGGTTGCCTCCAGTACAGACCAACGCTTACTACTATCTGCCTTCTTAGCAAAGAGCACATCCTTCAGCTTAATCAGCTCAGTTAGCTTATCAGCTAATGGTTGCGCTAGAACGCGAGGTACTCTTTTGATCCTGATTGGCTTTCTATCCATTAAAGCCTGATACGGACCCTTTCTGGCGTGTAACATAATGTCGAACACGCCTTTTGGTTTTAAGCATATGTCTACTTCACGAGCTTGGCCCTCCATGATTGCGTAATCATCAATGATAGGAATTGAATTACCCTGTAGTCCTCTTAGTAATGTCAGTGTTGTGTACATTTGACACAGGTGGAACCAATCAAATGCTACATTGAACCACACACTATCACTATCCACAATAGTCTGTATGCAGTCTATAGTGGTATCAATAGTAGTGGTCCACGGATTGAGCATATGCACTGGGCCATCATCGATAGCCCACTGCATTAACACAATCGGACCATATAGTCCACATGTTTCTGTGTCAGCATAGATCACTCTACAGTCCCTTCATTGTCCTTCAGTGCATCACACAGCATGTTAATCCACCGAATCAACTCATCAGTACCCTTGCTTTGCAATAGGCTGGTCCTTTCTCCCTCACTCAAATCCTCCAACATAATCGAGTCGAACCCCTTGCCCCGCTTTACTCTGATGTATGCATAACTGCTCATGATCTACCTTTAGTTTGATTGGACTTTAGGACCCAATGTAACTGTATAGTACAGTCCCCTCTGGGCCTTCAGGTAATAGTTCAATGCACGTTGAGAGCGTCGAGTGTAGCCACGCATTAGCACCCTCGTCACCGTGGTGTCGAGCCGCTATTTCGCGAGCCTTGCGCTCTGTCTCTGCTCTGATTACGTGACCGGCATATGTATCATAGCCGGCTTTCCATGGATCATACTCACGGTTAACACACGGTTCAAGTATCCATAATTTCATGACAGTACCTTCCTATGTATGTGCTTACTCTTCATGCCGTGACATTTGACTGCCTTATTCAAACTAGGGTGTATCTTCCAACATTTAGGGCACCTGAACAATGTACCTTGAACCTTAACTGGCTGCCCCAGTACGTTATCATAAAAGTCTGGTTTCATCTGTTCATACTCTCTCTTTCGATCTGCATCCTCAATTCATATATTTCATATATGACGCCATCAATAGCATGTATGATTTCACGACCGACAATGAGAACAGCTAAACATATCCCTGCTAGATATACTAAAATCACTTTTCTGTCTCCAAATAGATCTGAGCCAATGCTTTGGCTTCGCCTGTCTCGTGGCCTAGATAGAAGCCGGCGATGAAGGCGAAAACGATAAGGGCGAAGATCAGTGCAACGCCACCTGTGATCTCATCCACCACAAACTTATTCATCTGTTCTTCCTCCTGCTTGCCTTCACCACTTTGCGCTTTTTCTTTTTATTCTTCCTGTTGCTTGTGTGGATCCACACCCTACTCATGTGACCCTCTCATATGTGAGCATGAAGATACTGTGCTTACAAGGGTAATATTCGCCTTTGATGCCAGTGATTATCCAATCACCTGGACATACTGTATGACCACCCTCAAGTGTATCAATCCAACCATGATCATGAGACTTACGGCCACAGTGAGGGCATTCTAGCTGACCGTTGAGTGAGGGGTCTCTATAATAGCGAACTACTTTACCCTCTGTTAAAGCCAGACCAGCACCCTCTTCAACAGGAATATACTCACAAGCATCCTTAGGATGATCACCGTTCTTCTTCCATTGTGATGCCTCAATAGGTCTTTTTCGATATTTCATTACAGATCCCCATACTGAATATAGATACGCTCTTGATCGTCAATCCATTGTATCAGCGCATCCGTTACACCATCAGGAACAGCAATACCCTCCATTGTGGCTATGATGTATTTTCTCATATTCTCCAACATAGCGTTTTGAGCCTGTATATGCTGCACCATCTTGGTATCGAAATCACCCATTGACAGCTCACCGGAGCCCCACGCCAAGGCAAACGTAGCTGTCTCTTCACCGATGGTAGCCAGCAAGTGGTGTATCATCTCTACCATCTCTTGCTTCTTTCTCGCCCTCTTCGTTTTCTTCTTTTTCCCCATCTCGATACTGCTTTTATTGATCCGAGTATTGCCCTTTTGCTTAGCCTCCCGTATTTCACCAGCCATCTCCAAGCAGGCATCCCGTCCCTCTAGCCTGAGCATCGTGTATAGCTCGCGGATATCTGTTTGATTGATGAATTCCGCTTTAATGGAGGGAAAGATTTCAACAGGTAGCTGCAATAGCTGCTCACGTATCTGGAGCCAACCATTACTCACCCCCATCTGTTCCATGATAGCATCCCGACGCACAGCGAGCTTTTTGAGCTTCGCAATTGCGAGAGCCTCCTGAAGAATGTCCAAGTCCTCTCGCTTCAGGTTCTCACTCAGATTGTATGCCATAGCCATACTGAGGGAGTCAACGCGAGTCGAGATTACACTGGGCACACGTTCCCATTTCAGTATCCTGTGCATAGCCAGGACGCGTCGATAACCACAAACAAGAAGGTACTTCTTATTAAGTGGATTCGCCATATCGCTTGGAACTGGACAGACCGTTACCGGTTGAATCAATCCCTGAGCTTCAATCGCCTTAGCCAAATCTACGCACTCAGACGGTATGATTCTCCCCCGACAATTGAACTCCTCATTGACCCAGATGTCTCTGAGAAGAAGACGCTCTACTCTTTGCTCGACCTCGACCTCAGGTTGCTCTACTATTTCTGTTTGCTGGTCCACAATTGCTCCTTTAGTTGCCCCATTGACATACCTTGCAGTTTCTTCTTCAAGTGGATGTTATCATAGATTAAAACATCCGTTGGGAGGCAGAATATATCGACTATTCTCGCGCCTCTATTTGGGTCCATGCCCATCCTATGGATACGCGGTTCGCTCTGTTGCCGTGCATCAGCATCGAATGTATTGCTGAAGTAGATAGCGGTGGGACTAGCTGTGAAAGTATTGGCTGTTCCTCCTGCCTGTGGATTGGCAACGATACATAGTTTCTCAATTGTTCCTGGGTTAGTTGACCAGTCCATCTCATTCATCAGTGTCTCGACTGATGCATCTGTATTGTATGGAATGTAACCTCGGCCATCGAGCCTAAGTACCGCCCAATCCTTTGCTACTAATAGTTGTGTAATCCTTTCGATACTGGCTTGGAAGCCGGCCCAGATCACTAGCCTGCCTATCTCTTCATGTTTCTCTACCTCCCCCATTAAGTATTCATCTTTAGGCGACGTCACATCCTTTACATTCCTGACGATTATAGGCTGTTTTCCTGTTCCGTTACACTCAGCACATGGTCCCTCCTCAAACTCATACACAGTGTCTGTATTGGGGCCTTCTGTATCCGTTGCAATAGGATGAATACCTTTGCCTTTACCATCACATGCCGCACATATCTCATCACCTTCCTTTTCCTTTACGTACTGGAAACCATCACTCAGTTGCCTACACCGGCTAAGTGCTGTAATTGCACGTGTAGACGTATTGATTATAGTCTGCATTGCCCGCAGCATATCGACTGTTGGCTTCGCCTTAATCACCTCATAGGTCATCTCAGGCAACTGTATACAGTCCTTCTTGAACTGCACTAGCACCAATCCCTTCATCCGCTCAAACAGCCCAGCTACCTCATTGGTACTATGCTTAAATATGTGATAATCAGGTACCTCAGGTACGTGATGCTCTATTGCCTCCTCCCAATATTGACCACATACCTCACACTTTTCCTCGTCGTCACGCCAAGATAGCAGATGTTCATAGGCACCATACAATCCTTCTCTCTTCTCAGTAAACGCCAGCCTACGCTTGAATTTCCCCTTCGTTCCTTCCCGTAGAAACCCCGGCGCAATCACTTCACAAGGCCACCACCAATCCAAAGGTGACTTCGGTGCCGGCGTACCACTCATTCCGATTATGAAACCATCCTGACCATATTCTCGTCTGATGGCATCGGCAAGATGACGTGCTGCCTTACTGCGTTGGGCAGTCTCATTCTTGATCTTGTGAAACTCATCGAAGATGAGCATTCGTGGTGCCTTACTACCATCCCACTGACTGAGTACCTTCTTCATACCCTCATATGTTAACATACGTGGGCGCACCTTACTCTTCCATTTATTTAACTCACGTGTGACGGCATACACGCCTGCTTTGGGACCGACATACCAGCATTCACCCTCAATGCGCTCCATCATTTCGATGGCAGAAAGAGTCTTACCAGTACCCATTTCACACGCGAAAACGACATAGTGGTGCGCTATGCCGTGCTCGACCATGGCTTTTTGATGGGAGTAGAGGGGCCGCTCGTAAGTGAGTCCCAAGGTAGGGGACTCCCATAGCGCGTATGGATTGAAACCGAGAGGTAGTTCCGAGTTTGGGTCTGGTGGATTCAAACGTAGAAGGTAGGCAAGCTGGAACATATTATGTGGAGTAATATCGAAACTCCACATGTTACTCGTCCAATCAAAGCGAGCCCCTGATTGGGCCTTAATGTGATCTTTGATTCCAAGATCATAGCGGAAATCGAATGATAATCTGTTGTTTATTCGAGTAATAGTTGCGAGACGCTTGTGTGTTGTAGCCAATGTCACTTGCATATAAATGATCCATCCGCGTGTGTACTGACGTTAATAGTAGTGAGCGATAGGGACTTCAGTATTCTGTATACATCGGTACCGAAGCGGCGCTCAGCATCAGTGTCAAATTCATCCGTACACCATTCCTTTATTAGTAGCTCCCAATTATCAACCGTCCCCCCTATGAATGAATAATAACCAAACTCATCCACATGGGCCACTTTCACATCGACATACTTAGTTAGCTCCATCACTATTTTTCGATCTACCGTCTCGACAACCACTAAGTGCACGAATCTACTGTCATCAGTGCTTGACAATAGATCACTCGGGTTTCTGCTTTTACAATCAATGCCGACCTTGAACTCTTGTGTAGCTTTTTGTATAGCGGCTGGATCGGGTATAGTGATAGCGATAGGGACCATGATCAATTCCTGAGGTGGGCCGCATCGGGTGGTGTAGAGACAGGCGAGGTGAGTACCCGATGCGGCCCGTTGTTTAGTTAGACACTGCGGCCTTCCACTTCCTCCTCTTCCTCCTCAACGCCCGTAGTCTCTTCCACAAGGAACTTATCCAGAACCTTCTGAATCTCAGACGTCGGAGGTAGCTCGAACTCGGCCCCGGTAGCTCTCGTTTCGATTACATACCAGGAATTCCGGTTCTTTTCGATGAGCTTGGGTTCCATGGAACACCAAACACGCGGATTCATCTGTACCTTGACCTGAGCAAAGACATAGGCCATTGATTTCGTTCCGTAATACACGGATACGAACCCGTGAATCGGAATGTAACACAATACCTGAGGGCCATGATACGTGAACTTCGCTCCGGCACTGAATGCCTCTAGAATGTCCTTGTACACCTGATGATTAGGGTCGGAACTCGACATACCCTTCTCTTGGCGTGTATCCAATGCAAACATTCTGTAAGCAATTGGAAAAACATCCACCTGAGTACCGACGTCAACTGACTTCGAGCCGAAGGGTACGACTGCCATGTTGCCAATGGGTACACCGTGGACCTTACATGCATCCGACGTCGCGTTACAAACCTGCATTCGAGGGAGGAACCCACTCAATTCATACTGATTGATTGCCTCCTCTTGCTTCACCATCCCCGTTGGGAGGGCACCCAGTTCGTCCGCTGTCGCCGGCAGAACACTATCCGCTACTGTCAGTTCTTTCTTTGCCATTTTCTTATTTTACCTTAACTGTTCACTGCTGCTGCTGCGATTTCGTTACTGTGCTTCTGGAGCCAATCAGTTGCGGTTTGGGCTGATGCTTCCGCTTCTGCCAACTCCTTCCGCGTCTTCTCGGTCTTCCTCAACGATGCTTCCATCGTCCTTCGCTGTTTGTCTTGCTCCTTTTGTAGTTGCTTTTCTTCCCACTTCGCCTGTCTTTCTTCCAAGGTCAATGGGTCCATAGAGTGAATCCACTTCAAGGCGACAGCGTAGCCCTCAAGAGGGGTCTTGAGGTCAGCGCAGAGGGCATGACCTGCTGTAAGAGATTCCATCTCCTCACGGAGTTTCTTCCTTGTTTGCAGAATCAAATGGGGTTCGAATTTAGGTGCGGCTTTTTCACCTTTGTTGGCGGCCTTACGAGCCTCAGTCAGATGCGATTCAACATTCGCAGTAAATTCCTGTGAAGACATGGTCTTGGCATCGGCCAACATGGCAACCTGATCAGCAGCAGGCAGACGTGACAGCTCGATAGCGTTATTCAGGTTGATTTTACCCGAATCCACTTCTTTCATAATCTCAGGATTCGTGATTTTGGCAACGAGCTTGAGCCTCTTACGGATGTAAATAACGTTCTTACCGAGGGACTGTCCCATGTCGGTGATCGTCATAGTTGGCTCATTCGCCAATACTGCCCGAATCATTTTAGCCTCTTCAAAAGGCTTCGCATCCTTCTTGTGGATGTTGCCCATCAACATCACCTTCAAAGCCTCCGCTTCGTCGATGTTGCGAATGACAACGGGAATGTCAGTCATACCAACTGTCTGCGCGGCGAGGAATCTGTGAAGACCATCAACGACATAATAGTCGTAATCTTTCTGCCCCCGTTCTGCCGGTCTAACCGTGACCGCTGAGATAAATCCCTCTTGCCGAATACTGTCACAGATCCCGATGAATTCCTCACTCTCTTTGTCCACTTCCCTCATAAGAGTGGGTGATGCCACGCACCTATCAACGGACACCGTCTTGAGCTTACTTGTCGGAATAATCGTCGCTTCGTCAGACATCGTTCTCTCTCCTTCTGATTACACAATCAACACTCACACTCACCTCATCGTAAGTATCAACGCATTAGGTTCCTCCTATGTACTTACTTGATTACATAATCACCAGGTTAATAAGTGATTACAGAATCAAGTGATTGTATAATCAATAATGTCGAAAATGATTTGATTACACGACGCTTTCAACCTACATACCACTATATTCCCAAAAAGCCGTAAAATCGGACTTTCTTCTATTCTTACTTACATACTTTACTACAAAGGAAATATAGTTCTACTACATAATAGAGAGATAGAAAAGAGAGTGCTAGAGAAATATTAGGAACTACATAGTTCCGTTTTTCGGTTTTTTGGGAATATAGTAGGTAAAAGTCCTACACGCCGTGTAATCAAATCATTTACTAGCTAATAAATGTCAGCATTTGATTTCGTAATCAGTCTGCGCTTTTGATTACACAATCACCTCTGTCGTCGCGTGCTACAGTTGGATAAAGTAGAACAGGAGGAATTGATTATGGGCGCGTGCATTAACCTTATTAAAAAGAGGCGCACGTACACGAAGGAGCACATGCGTAGGATGTACAGTCTGCCATACAGTGGGCCGACTATCCCTACATGTAAATCGTCTTACCATCACGTGAGTGATTACATAAACAGAAGCTACATCAACCAACGTGTAGCGGAGATATTGCATGGAGAACGTCCATGAAGAAACTATTAACTGAGTACCAACGAGCAAAAGAGAGCAACTTCCGATTACGTAATCAACTAAAGAATGCGGTGGCCCACATTGATACCCTTCAGGAGCAACTTGATGACATAACCTATACCAAATGGCAACAATTAGGTCCTATTAAGGAGGCTATTGAACATCATTTTACCACTGGCTATCTTGATCTATGTTTGAATTTCAGGTGGCAGATGGCCTGCATTGAGTTGCGTGACCCACAATGGTTACGAGACAAATTTAAGAAACTACTAATCGAGACTGTCCTGAATGAATTTGATTCTGTAGTCAAGGAGTACAAAGATGAGCGCGCTAAGTAAAGTAACAGCGACTATGCGTAAGTTGGACAATGAAGTGGTACCTATTATCCACCACAGGGGTGGTGTCAAACAACTTGATTATGAAACATTTATGCGGACTACTCGAATTCGTAATGTATTAGAGGAGGCCAAGAAGGAATTGGAAAGATTACCCGATCAAAAGGTGAACACATGAATTTAACTGAGCTAGGCGTACTAGAGACAGCGGCACGATCATTCCAACCTAGTCATCATCTGGTGAATGATTACATGCACAGATTCCAGGTAAATAGAGAGCAGGCTGTCTTTATGTTGGGTTGGTTGGTTGGCTACTGGACAAAAAGCCATTACACAGCAAAGAAGAAAACAGGAAGGAGGAGAGGGTTCAAGAGAGGCAAGAATCATGGTTTTCGCAATCCTGTAGTTCAAGCGAAGGCGCAAGCATCGAGGCATAAGTGAATAAGACCAAGGCAATCCAGCTATTCTTACAGAATGAAACACTGCCTGAATTAGCATCGAAGTATAGCCATGAAATGGAGGTACAGGTAAATGTAGCCCGAGGTGAGGGTGAGCGTATTGAAGGCGAGTATTTAGGACACAAGTGGCAGGGATGGACCGACCACTTAACGACATGGAAACCGATACGCATACCGTATAAGGCCATGTCAGAACCCGAATATACTGATACAGAAATACGCTTTGACCTAAGTGTACATGCTGAGGGCATAGGTCTGACAGGATGGAATTGGGTATTGGAATGCAGTGAGTGGGTAGCCTTTGATTTTGATGATATAATCAGTCACAAGCAAGGGCTAACCGATATAGAGATTAAGGAGATAATAGATGCCGTATCTGATATACCCTGGGTTGAGCTTCGCAAATCTACTTCTGGCAATGGCCTGCATATCTACGTCTACCTCAACCCCAATGTTACAGTTAACCACACTGAACATGCTGCTCTGGCTAGGGCTGTCCTTGGTCAATTGGCAGCGCTTACATCCATTGACTTCCAGTCGAAGGTAGATGCTTGCGGCGGTATTCTGTGGGTGTGGCATAGAAAGATGGCTGGCACCGACGGACTCACATTGATGAAGGAATCAACTGAGCAGATTGATCCTCCAATCAATTGGCGTGACCATCTCGAAGTAGTGAAGGGTAACCGACGCAAGAATGCCCCTAGTGTAATTAAGAATAAGACTGCTTTTGCTGACTTATACGGTCAACTTACTAAGGCGGCTCTTGAGGAACCTCACAAGGCACTGATAGCATGGTTAGATACTAATGAATGTGTATGGTGGTGGGATAGCGATCACCATATGCTGGTCACGCACACGTCACATCTCGCCGATGCCTTCACAGCACTCTCTTTCAAGGGTATATTCAGAACCAATAGCTCCCACAGTAGCGCCCACAACTGCTTTCTCTTCCCCATTAGGAAGGGAGCTTGGGTTGTGCGTAGATACGGTATGGGGGTACAGGAGGACATATCGTGGGATCAAGACGGTCAAGGATGGACTAGATGTTTTTATAATCGGGAGCCTGATTTCATAACCACATGCAAAGCATTCGAAGGTATCGAAGATCCGTCTGGTGGCTTCGTCTTCTTGGACACTAATTCAGCGGCAGCTGCGGCGAAGATGATGGGTGTGTTCTTTGAGGTCGGAATGCGGCAGCAGGGACGTGAAACTAAGCTCAAACAAGCCAAGGATGGCCGATTAGTCATTGAAGTGGAAGGGGATAAGAATGACAGAATAGAGGATATGGGGACATGGTTGCGTAAGCCTAAAGTATGGACAAAAGTCGCCAAACCACAGATATCACCCTCAACTGAATTAGAGATGGGGAACTATGATGATTTCATACGCCACATCGTTGAACAAACAGGTAGTGACGCCGGCTGGATGATCCACACAGATGAAACATGGAAAGGTGAGCCCTTAGTGCATATTCGTGCAGCTCTAGCTGCGGAGGGATTAAACAGCCATGAAGTAACGTCAATCATCGGTAACGCGATTAAGCGTCCATGGTCACTTGTTAATAAGCCCTTTCAAAGTGAGTATCCTGGTGACCGTGAATGGAACTTTAACGCTGCTCAATTTCGTTTTCACCCCACACAGGAAGAGGAACTAAATTACCCAAATTGGCTCCGTATATTGGATCACTGTGGGGAAAATTTAGACGGTCCAGTTAAAGAGAATGCGTGGTGTCAAAATGCAGGTATCCTAACCGGGAGCGATTATCTTAAATGTTGGATAGCGAGTATCTTTCAGCAACCCACAGAGCCACTACCTTATCTATTCTTTTATGGCCCAGAGAATAGTGGAAAGAGTATCTTTCACGAGGCACTATCACTTTTAGTGACGAAAGGGTATCAGCGCGCTGATCAAGCCTTAACTAGTAGTTCCAATTTCAATGGTGAACTTGATGGTGCAATCATTTGTGTAGTAGAGGAGGTTAATCTGGGAACGAATAAGATCGCTCACAATAGAATAAAAGATTGGGTAACAGGAAGGGAGCTATTGATTCGACCGATGTATCATGCCCCCTACCATACTAAGAATACAACGCATTGGGTACAGTGTGCAAATCATCACAGTTACTGCCCAGTCTTCAGAGGTGATACACGTATTGTCATAATCTTTGTGGATGACCTAACAGAGGAGATAAGCAAACGAACATTACTATCGTTACTTGAGAAAGAAGCATCTGATTTCTTAGCCGCTATACAGCGGCTTGAGCTGCCTGAAGCGACTGGTAGACTTAATCTACCTACTATTACAAGTGCCCATAAGGAGGCATTACAGGGCATGAATCGGAACGAAGTGGAGATATTCCTGGAGGAACAATGTTCATATGCTCCTGGCATGGCGACTAAGTATGGTGATCTGTTTGACCTCTTCCTGGCGACGAGTGACGCCACTGCGGAACTGAACTGGACGAAACGTAAGTTCGGTAAGGAGCTAAATCCAGAGAAGTATCCTAAGGGCCGCGGTAAGGACAGTAGTCATTATATTGGGAACATCATACCGAAAGGAACAGCACATAGTTGTAACGTGTCAAAGATAGGCGAGAAGTCACTAATTCCAGTTAATGGGTTTCTTAAATCTAAGGTGTGATATGAGTTTGGAGATATGCGACATCAAGGAAATTATGGACCTTAGCAACAAGCAACACGAGGAACTATTCCAGTTGTTACAGAAACTCTGTCGCCATGAATGGTACCCACAGGAAACATATTACATTTGTGAGGTGTGTGCTGCATGTGGTGTTGCTAATGAAGCCGGTCAAATCATCCCAGTCCATAAATTGGGGAAGCAATCATGACGGAAGCAGAAGTGAAACAGGCAAAAAAAGACGCTTGGAAAAAGCATTGGGAAGAAATACATAGAATATGGGAATTATGTCCACATAAGTGGGATCGGGAACGTGATCCTGTTTATTGTAGTATCTGCCATGTATCTGAAATTGCTATCACAGGGGAGGATAACTTTTGACCCCATACACAGCCAAGGCAATACTTGATTTCGCAAACAAGCAACGTGATGACACAATCAAATTTGTACAAGAGCGTTGTACCCATGATTATGAACATATAGCCAACAATAAATTCTATCAATGTAGCGCCTGTGGTAAAGCAGGCCATCCTAACAAACACGGTTTCATAGTTGGAGGACCACCACTCTCATGACCTACATAGGCCGAAAAGAGATAACTACCGATGAGTTGACAGTTGAACAGCGGATAGACTTGCAGCACAGGGCTGCTATGAGTGCTATCCATTTGATTCAGCCCTGTCATTACACCCTCCTAACCATCAGGTATACAATCAGATTGATGGAGGAAACAAAGATAGGCAGACGGTATGAGTGTTTGGCAGAGGTAGTTTCCGATACCACGGAAGAGGAGGCTGACTGTGGTGACGCATGCACACTCTAGACCCATACATACAACACATCCTAGATGAGAATAAGCGGACACTAGAGGAGTTTAGGAAGCCCATGACAGATGAAGAGAAAAAGGCGGCGCGACTAATGTTCACGGATGGAGAGTTTGGCCCTAATGACACGCTCAACCTGCGGGCAGGAGGGATACCATTAGGTACCAAGCACGATAAGGGCAAGAATAGATGGGAACTGATGAAACCCTTCTGGCCTTATCTCGACGAAATAGTCAAAGTCCTCACATTGGGTGCAATCGAGTACAGTGATAATAACTGGATGGAGGTAGGGATAGAGCGTTACGAAGGTGCTTTAATGCGCCACATTAGTGCCTACATGCAAGGTGAACGTGTAGATACTAAGAGCGGGGTTGCTACTATGGCCCATGTAATATGTAATCTTTTGTTCCTACGTTGGTTCGACGAGCACGGAGAGAAGAGTAATGCCCAAATTCATGCAGCATCTGAACGGACGACCGATTGTAGCACTAGCAATGACAACGACAGGGGAAAATCCGTTCCTCCACGAGATTCTTGAGATAGGTTGTCTCATGTTAAAAGATGGCTTAGATCGTAATAAGACTAAGTCTTCTTTTCGTATGCTGAAGGCACCTGATCATCCACATCGAGCTAAAATCAAAAAAGCAGATCTTTACGAGGCATTAGAACTAGGGATAGAGTCAATCGATGCAATTGACACATTTGAGAACTGGATACGTAGAATGGGGATCGGTACTGATAAAAACGGTAATCCACGTAAAATCATACCACTAGTCTACAGCCACATGGAAACACTTTTCCTAAGAAATTGGCTCAAAGATGACTATGACAGGCTTTTCTTTCACGAACGTAGCCTGTGTGCAACAGCGCAATTCCTAAATGATAAGGCAGGGTTGCGCTCAACAGAGACACCATTCCCTAAGTTCAGTTTCAGTTATCTTTGTGTAACGATGAAGGTGGCTCGGGAGAGGCCAATCGCAGTATTAACTGATTGCTTAGCAATGGCGGAAACATACAAGAGGATGACTAGGATATGATAACTGTGTGTCAGTCTTGCGGTTCAGTTAATTGCAGTCAAACTGTAGGTGGTGATTATTGTCATACTTGTATGTTTATAGGGCTAAATGAAAAGGAAGAGACGATGAAATGCCCAAAATGTGGTGCGCCTGACGTTGACGTTATCGCTCGTGTTGACTTCGAGCCCACAATTTGTTACTGCAAACATTGCGAGAATGTGTGGTTAAAAAAGGATACTGAGAAAATGGTCACTTACGAGTGTGGAGAAACAGCGACTACCGGTATGCCCAATGGACCAAATAGAGAATATCTCTGTAAAGCATGCTCTAAGGGTCGGATAGACTGTCAAAATAAGAAGGATGAATCTATAAGCAATAAATGCAATGCATGTGGTTCGACTAGTTTCGATACTATTCTACCAACAAGAGACAATCCAGCCATTTACTGTTGTAGCAAATGCCATCATGCTTGGACACTTGAGGAGGTAAATGAAACTATGAAATGCACTCACTGTGATTATAAAATCGTAATTGACAAAGATAAACTAATCCACCTGTGTGAGAAGTGTAATAGGTACAGCACTTCGGCCGGTCCTAATGATACAATAGAACGTTTCCACACTGATTTCATGGAGCCTAATGTGAAGTGCTTCTATGAGATATCTCAGTTGGCAAAAGCCGTAAATGGGAGGTATGCGTATTGGGATGGAAAGTCATTTTGTGATGGTAGTATAGATTGGGAGAGGGCCTTCTGGAAACCATTGCCTGACAGTATGCGCCAACCCTCAATCATGCCACTAATTAAGGAACTACTTGACGCTACTTGCACCCGTATTGAGGGAATAGTCCAGCGCGGACAACCGCCGTCACCCGCTGTAATACGGGCTAAGGCAATGGAACTACTCAAGAATGTAGCGGGACTAGAGGAGTATGAAGACGAATGAACTTCAAAATCGGTGAGAAAGACTATTTTAATGTGTGGCTGAGTAGTCTCAAATTGTCACGCATTAGAGGGTTAGTGCTAGCTAGTTATGGTGTACACAAGGGGACTAAACTGACATGGCCGGATGCCATCGCACGATTGGATGGACATCCGGCCATTAAATTCTTCACATTCACGACGATGATAACTGATCAAGAGGCCGCCATTCTTTTAGAAACACTAGAGCATATCCTAATTAACTGGGTACCTAGCACTGAAAGAGAATGGCTTAGTGATTTCTGCATATTACTGTATGTTGCTGAAGACACTAATCAACCGATCTACATCACGTAGAGGTACTGTCAATCGGAGCCCAGATCTTTTCGTTGCCCTCATGCACTTGTCGGTAATGCTTCTTAAGATAAGTAGTTACCTTCTCTGAGGGACGACAGATGCTGAGAGTGCCATTCGAATGCACTCTCACACCTGGGTTCCGATTACAGTTCGTCTGTATCATGGACTCAATCTCGGCCCGAGTATGCAGGATATTAATTGGCGTTGACGGTTCGTCAACCGGCTTCGCCATCATTCCTTCAGTCCCCCGCCTACCCTTCCTACTCTCTTGATAGTGCACAATGATCCTATTTTCAATGTCTCTATCAAAGATTGCTGTGTACTGTTGCGGTAACTCAGTTACATTAACATCAAGACGTTCGAGTACGCGCTGAAGTGTTCTTTGATCCCAGTCTCTATGGGCTTTCTTTTGCTCTGCTACCCACGCGTCCAACACCTCCAGCGCGCCTTCGGTATTGCCCACATAGACAGTGCCTGAGAGCAGTTCCTTTCGCATATAATGCACAGCTATGTCACAATCTAACTCATCGAGGAGCACAGGTTGGCCGTGGAACTGAGCATCAGCATCCACAAATGTAAATGGTTCATCGAACATATCATAACACTTACGGATGAACTCAGGCTTAATGCCACAGTTAGCAACCCACGTACCCCTATCCTCAACACCCTCTGCGTATACTTCGATATCGTGTTTCTCAGCTGACTCAAGTAGTTTCTGTACCACTTGCTCGTAACGATTACCTAACGTGTAGAATGTTACAAAATTCATCAAATGAACTCCTCATGCTCAACCGGTTCTGTCATGGCTTGAAGTAACGTATTATAGTTCATGAAATCACAGCGTTCGCAAATACTTCCGTCGAATGCCTTCATTCCTAGTTCATAATCAGTCCAGTGGCAATACTTATACTTGGCCGGGTACTTACCTTGCCACCGGGTAGAATACTGAATACCACAGCACGGGTAGACATCACCATTGGCTGTAATCAGCGGTCTAAGCTGACCAACTAGACACTGCCTAGTACCTACAGTTGGACTGTCTCTGTTTTGAAAGACAGCCTTATCCGTCAATCCTGCGGCCACTTTCTTCGCCTCTTCAAAGATCGTTTTTGGCAAATGCACCACATCCTGCGCAAAGCGTACATGCGTTACGTGCTTGTAAGCATTAGCTAGTTCACACAATGCTTCCACTTGGCAAAGTGGTGTTCGATCAGTAATAACCAAAGACAGTCCAACGTCGATATTAATTAGGCTCTCGATAGCTTTAGGCACCTTAGTTATGTCATTAACTGACATTCGAATCCAAGTGAGAGTATGCGCTATATTTGGCGCATTATGGAGGAAATCTCCATTGGTTACGAGCCCTGTTTCAATGCCTTCATTGTAACAAAAGGCAACTATCTCCCAGAATTTAGGGTGTAGTGTTGGTTCACCACCACCGGTCAACGTTACGGCACGTGTGCCTAAGAACCAGAAGTGACGCAGTAATGCACATATCTCATCAAAGTGCATCTCGACTGTTCTGTCCAGTTTACTGAGCACACAATAGTGGCAATTCCGATTGCACTTATGCGTTGGATACAATTGTATATGGTATGGGATAATATGATTGTTTTTGTCGATTGGGTGCTTACGTAGCACCTTAGTCGGCAACAATGCTGTTGATGTGAATTTATTCAGGCTCACGGAGAAACTCCAAAGTTAGGTCGCCACTCGGTAGATGCCAGATACCCTCCATTTCAAGTGTCCTAAGCATAGCAAGTACATGAATACTGAAATGGTAGTAATTATTATTTCTTGGTACTTTGCAATTAAATAGTCTTAGACTATTCGCTACGTTACATCCATCCATCCATCGTTCCTTTATGGTAGCCCTCCATACTGTCGAAACCAATGAAATGTATTCTTCTTGCACCGAAGGAGTATAGTGATTGTATCGCTGGCTTAACTACACCAAAGATCGTTTTGTAGTGAATGCCTTGGCGTAACTCATGGTATTGCTTCACCTCTAACTTGGTATTCTTCAGTTTCTCAACACTCTTGACCGTACATACATACTCGGGATCAATAAACAGTGTACACTGATTGGCTTTATATTTTACTATATTCCACATTGATTCGATATCAACAGCGAAGGCCCCTATACAACGAGGCACAATCATAGCTGCTTCATTCAAAGCAAAGCGCCAATCATTAGCAAGTGACCAGTTATATGTATCAAGGGATGCCCCCTTGCCGGCTGACCATACGTCCTTCCCTACTCGGTATGTTCCCATACTACCTCCAAACCCATCTTATCTAAGTTCTCGACTAACCTAGTATTGATAACCTTAAAAAAATCATTATTCGTACCTTGCCCTTTTATCTTCCTTATACCCTTAGCATAACCACGATCTTCCTGTCGCTGTGTGATACTATCACAGCCTACGAAATGGATCACTTTAACACCGAAATAGCTCAATACCTGTGTTGCTACTAGTATAACGCCACCACTAAAGGCGAAGTGTTTCGGTCGGTTGAATTTGAAATACTTTTCATAGGTGAATCTTTTGCGGTGCTCAATGAAGACAATAGTAGGGAGTGCTAACTCACGCGTGAATTTCTCCAGTATCTTCGTGTCCACAGCGAAGGCACCAACACAGTGTGGCACGAGAAAGGCAGCTTCATTTAGGCCGAAATTGCAGCCGTTACTATTGCCCCAATTGTAGGTGTCCAGAGATGGACCCTTGCCGGCTACCCACACCTCCTCCTCCACAACTGATCTTATCCTGCTTTCAGAAAGCTCCATTTTCAATACTCTTCTTTGAATACAGACCGTTGTATTTTTGTCGCTTAAAGACTCTTGTATTGGAACGTAGATTTTTGCGGACTGAATGACCCTTAGCATGCTTCAAGTGTATGCAGCGACCATATGTTAATCCATATGGTATGTTCATACGCAGAACGAAATCATCATCATCCCAGCCATGGCCGTGAGCGAATTCCTCACTATAACCAACGTAATCAGCAGTGCGAAACATCATGAAGAAAGGTAGGTATGTATTGAGGACACTACCTTTATAAGGCACAGGTCGACCATCCTGAAGAGCATTCAGATTAGCTCCACCACCGTGGCGGCCTGTCGGTATCGCCATGCAAGAAAAGTGCTTAACATTGAATAGCATCGGTGTGATGCAATCGTTAACTAGGTAGATCTCAGCACACATTAGCGCCATATATGGTGTGGTCACCATACCAGCACCTAGATTGTGGCTGGTTACTGGTGAGCGCCACGCAGTGTTCTCAGTCAATACATACTTACAATCATACTGTGCTGCTAGCTCCGGCCCTGTTCCAACCACACCATCATCTATTAGTATAACCTTGGCATCTGTATATTTGCGTAAGCGAGGAAGGGTAAGCCTGAGCAAGTGGTCTCTGTTATATGTGGACATGACGATAGTTAGCATTATACTTTCCTACGAAATGGTTCCGACGCGCATTCTTTTGGCAGGCTGACATAGTGTCGCTATTTTCAACTAAAAGCTCATGCTCTTCTAGGAATGCCTGTAACAGGCTGTCCTCACTCACAAGGATCTTGGCTTTCACCTTCTTGTAATCATTCATTGCATTAGCTGTCTTGATCTCTTTGAAGAGCAACCGATCAATGAATTTCTTGAAAGGTGGGCAGTGTAGGATATCCTCTTTAGTGCTGTCAGCACATAAACAGAAGCGGCGGAACTTAGCAAGGAAACTCCTAACCGAGAGTGTATTCACTTTATAATGTAGGAACATCCTCAAATTGGAAGCTACGTAGCAATCAAAAGCCGCATTAGCTTCGCTCCAGGGGCCGCGTCCAAGTGTTGCTACTGGCACACCTGCGTACATAGCTTGGATAGCACAATTGCTATTAATTGTGACAATGCCACGGCAGTGTGGCAACTTATCATGTAGCTTCATATCCCACGGATCAATCGTCCAATCACTACGCATATTTCTGATAGGATAATTCCTATGACTCGGATGCATACGCACTTCATACTTCCACTCAGGTAGGTACTTATAGCATTGCTCAAGGAAGTGGTTAGTGTAATTAGAGGTATCGTGGTACATACCCCGCGTAGTCTGGTAGGTCGGACCTTGCAGGCAGATTAGGATCGGGCCGTCCTCAGCGTATGTGCCCTTCACAGTGGCCAGTTCATCGCACCGATACTTACGTATTGAGCCAGTATAGCCGTAACCATCAATGTCTAAGTAATAGTAGTTCTTACTATCACCGAGAACAGTATTCTCCATGGCCAGAATATTACGCTCTCGCTTGAACTCATCCAACCGATAGCCCATATTCCAAGCAAAGGTGCCATCCCAGAATACAGGATTGACACTCTTCTTGCTTTGGACAGATAGTCCGTTTGCCTCTAGTATATCCACTACATTGGATCTGAACGGTTCCTCGCAGTGTCCGAAGCCGAATAACATCTTACCAATCCTTCCACACAAAGCCACCTGCCACGTCAAACTTGGCCACTACAATTAATCCAGCAGCATTCTCATTCAAGCCAGCATCCATCTCCCCTAAACGATAACCTGCATTCTCTCCTTCTGCTGGTTCCGCAACAGGAACTGTATCATAGTCGGCCACTACCCCAATATCTGTGGGATTACTATCATATTCTGCAGGTGTTGTTACCTGGAAATCTAGACCTAAATTAGCTTCAGACGGTGAGCCGAAATCATTACATTCCCAATTATCAATTAACGCGTGATTTTCAGGTCTGACATATATATCTAATGCCACATCAAACCCATGAGATGTTTGTTTATACTGTGCAGTTACACGTTCTCGCTGGGCTGAGAAATCGTCAGCAGCTTGAGCCCAAGCCATCGCGAATAATGCACCATCTTCAGTCTCCACTGCATTCCACGATTGGCCTGGGAAAGAGGACTCAACAGTGCCCCAAGTAGTGACATTTTCAACTACCTTAATTTCTTCGGTGTTCTCTTTTAGATCAATGATTGTATCCCAATAGCGCCGCCATCGGAGCATATTCAACATTTTGTATTGTTGTACAGCCCAAGCCGCTAAAGGTATTTGATGACCAGTATCAGTATGTGTAATACGAGTCTCACTAATTGCTGTCATCAAATTAGCTATGGTCCACATTGGAATAATGGAGACATCCTCAAAAGCATCTGACCCACCCACTTGTGTATGATCAACAAACAGAGGTACCAACGCATCTATTTCTTGTTCAACAGCATACATCCATCCAGTGGGGATAAGTGAACCTCCTGGTTCCAGTTCACTCAAACTTGTACTCCCGCCAAGTGTCCTCTCATCGATAGCTCGACGTATCATTTCTACAGCCGGATATATGAGTTTATTTGTCATAGATGCCCAGGATATGGCATTGCCCCCAGCATCTACGTCTGTCCAACTAGCTGGCTCTTCATAGCTCATTTAGTATAACCTCGTCACATCTATTGTAAGCCACCACACTCCAGCCCACTTTTGCCTGTGAGCAGAAAGAATAGTGTCATTAGGGATAGTTTGATTGGCAGCTATTTGATTGACCTTCACCCCAACACCCGTCTGTGTGGCCGCAGCATCTGTTCCATCCTCATATATACTACAAACATAAGTAGTGTTATCGTGTTTACTGGTGACCTTAACGGGGATTAAGTAAGCCGGCCCTATGTCTCCAGGTGACGGACTGATTGCTGTCCCCGAAATATCAAAGAACTCAGATGAGCCAGAAGTACATTTAGTTGCACCGCGATCACCACCCTCCTGGATAACTTCAATCTGAGCAACATCATCACCTGTCCCACCTGTAACCTGAAGATTACCCTCCCATCGACCGTTCTTCAAAGTCTTAGTTGTGTCACTAAGAGCATCACTACCGTCACTACTTTGTAGAATCAGTCGCACATCTACATTAATACTGAGACGAACTTTACGTCGCTCATCATATGCATCAATCCTAACGTTGAAATTCGTACTACGCTCTATCTCCGTCTTTGTCCTCACTCTAAAATAGCAGGAGATATCATCTTCATCGTCATCTGTCCTACCTCGCCACGTTATAGTTCCTGGCTTCTTTATCGGGTCATAGTCAATCTCCGCCATGTTGTCAGTGGGATCATCAGGTAGGGCAACATATGGTGCGCCCCAATATTGTGTATCCTCAGAGACAGCAGAATCCGATGCCATTGCTATCTCTACCCTATTCGTTATGGGTGTCTCACTAAGGAAATCCGATATAGTTTGCTCCATCAGTACGCCACGTACAGAGGAGATATCCAGCATATTGATAGTCAATACATCAAGATATTCATACTTTAGATTGAATAGTGGCGTAACAAAAGTAACGTGCATCCATGCCTGACTCTTCCTGTACCCCCAGAAATCGACTGATGCCTCCACTAGCTCGAAGATATTGTATATGAAGAAATCATATGTTTCTTCTTGCATACCGAATGAATCAATGTTATTCTCGTATACGTATTGCTGTGTGGCGGAGGGACGACCACTGTGGTCTTTGAGCCAGTTAGCTTCGATTCTTGTGACTATATCACGGGATGGCCGTCTACCATAAGTGAGACTACCTTGTAGTACATCAGCTAGTGTGATCGTTCCTACGCCGGCAACGATCTCACTTAGGTAATCCATGAAGACAGTGCCGTTCTTTACGTACAACGAGCACCGTGCCTGCCAAGCTATCTCTTGAGCTAAATCGAGGGCATTCCACACTTTGTTAATGTGGAAATGGCTGGGGAAATTAGTCAATGACGTGCTGACGCCCGCGAAGGAACCACTATCACTAGCTAACCCAGTGTAGTTATCAATTATCCATTTAACAATATCACCGGTATCACCAGCTAGTGAGCCGCGTACAGAGACGAAGATGTCACCATCCCAGTTCTCACCAGGATAATCCTCTAGTCTAGTGTGGAACTCCAGCGTGGCACAAGCCACACTATTAAGTGTATTACTTAGGTTCTTCGTATAATAACTGGATGGAATAGGCGAGAATAGTCGCTTGTCATTGAATGTGCGCCAACCGTATACTTCTGCTACTGAGTCAATTGTGGTCAAGCAATTAAAGACATATAGATCATCGAATGTTTCAACTGTTGATACCTCCACGCCGGCAGGAATCCACCAACCACCAGCATTAGCTCGATAGTGTACCATCACACTATCCTCGTAGAAACCCTCAAGCTGATAGCTATCACTCCATGACTCACGTGGCCATCCACTCACTTCCTTCAAAATATCTGTTGCCCCTAGCACCCGCTCATTAGAAGTACCATTCTCCCGCCACGGCTTAGAGAACCAGCATTTCTTCCCACTCTGTGCAACACATTTATTGAACATATCTCCATAGGTAGGGTGATCAACATAACAATATAACCCGACGATATGCTTATACTCGTCGAGGTATGCTATTTGTCCATCAGTACCTAGATTAGTATCTAGGCCTAGATTGCTATGTAGGACGATATTATCTGCGCTCGGCGTAAAGACATTGCCGTTGAACGTACCGGTGAAACCGATCTGCCCAATCTTAATATCTATTGAGCTATTCTGAGGAAACGAGGAACCATTCTCAATGATGAAACTGGTTTGATTTGCACTGACTGTTTCCCCAGCCTGACCAACAACAGCCTTCTTCACTCTAATAGCGGGGATCTTAAGCACCGAGCCAAAGGAGACAGGCCAAGCTACGCCGACTGCATCAGGCGACATATCCGTGATATCGCCATCCTCTGGGGCATAGCCAATCTTCTGATCACTGAAGATATTCTCAACACTAAAAGTGAGAATACTAGTGCCTGTATCAAAGGAACTATCACCCTTGATTCTGCCCTTAAGCAATGGCTCCATCTGATTGTAGTTTGTTATGTTAGGATAAGTGAGATAGACAGTACAATCAATACCCTCTATTTCATCTTGCTGGTATAGATCCTCAAGTGATTCTTCTGGGTCAATGAGCTGGATCTGCACAGTACTGACACTATTCAACTCATTATATGTGCCACTTACACTGATGTCACCAACGCTCTTTAGCCAGGGGCTAGCCGTTTTATATGCTTTCTCACTATAGTATACTGCCCCACTAGGCCAATCAACCCATACTATGATCAGCGGCTCAGTGCCGATCCTAGTAGTGACCTTTGCATCTACTCCACCGTCGATGACTCTCATTATACACCCTTAAACTGTATGCTCACGAATGAATTGCAGTTATCAATGTATTCGCGCTCGATCTCATCATTGAGAAAGTGGCCGCTATAAACTGTGCTAAATTGATCAGTATAATTCACTTGATCCTGCGCGGCGGCGGCACGCCACACATCCCACAGATCATCCCATTCCGTTTCAGTTAAATTGTTAAATCTCAGATTAAAAATAACATACCCACCTGTTCTGATATATGAGAATTGCGTGTCATCCTCGGCTTTCTGAAATACCGCAACACTGTCCTCATTACGGCTATCATCCTGTGGATTGGGTAGGTCAACTGAGACCGTATCCCCACTTTTATACCCTGTGAAGGTGACCATTATTGCCAGATCTCCAGGTCAAAAGTGGCCCAGTTACACCCCTCAGACACACCAGCGTCTCTAACTGTCGGTGGCACCAGTATATAACCACTCGTTAGATAAGTAAGGGCTGCTGACGTGATCGTTAGTGTCTGACCGAGCACTGTATTGAAGAACGTAACTAGCCCATCCATCGTCAGCACACTATCCCGTAGCTTCTGATTGAAAGAGAGACTATACTTGATCTTAGAGCCCCACTCACGCTCACCGACGAAACTCTGTCCACTACGATTAAACATCGTACGCTGCTTCTTAGTGAACATATCCCTGTTCATGAGTTGGGGTTCACTAAGAAGCATCTCATTCGCGCCTTGTGCTATTAGGAAGCTCATGGTGTTACCGTCCTCGGCCGCACTCTTGATTTACGTTGCCGCAGTTCATCAACTAACCCATCAGCGGTACTTTTCGCTGATCCTTTTCCCTGAATAGTAATATTATCAATCTGGTAAGTATCCCCACCACCTGATCCACCTTGTGCTTGTAGCACCATCTCACCCAATTGCGTCGTTAGCTTCTCAATAGCCTTTGAGCGTATCTGGGCATTGTCTATCATGCGAGCAGATACACTTTGCAATCCATCAATATTCTCAGTTGCCTTCTGGGCTACTCTTAGAGTCTGAACAGCATCGATAACAGCGCTCTTACCTTTAAGAATTTGGAAGGGTTTGTCCTGTTCCAATATACGATTCATTCTCTCTAATTGACCCCGTAACCCCTCCATCCTTTGAAGGAATGTCGGATCTGCTATTTTTAACATATTCTGCGAGGCTTCGAGGAGTGCTTGTCGACTCTTTTCAAGTGGTCCACCTGTTTCGAGAGCTTCTCTGAAGGCACGTAACGCGGCGGTTAGTACCTGATCACCCTCTTCCACAATAGGCCGATAAGGTGGACGATCGGCAGCCCTTGCCCCCTTCTGCAGCACTAACCCCCGTCCAAATGCTTCCTTTTTAGCCAACAATATATCAGCAGTTATCCCCGCAAAAGTAGAACTCAGTTGCGCTCCAGTAGTAGCGACCTCATTCATTCTTCTAACGCTTTCCTCCGCCGCTGCGTTCAAATCCTTCTCTAGATTTAGACCGGTTTGTTGTTTTGTTAACTCAACCTCTTTTACAAATAGATTTTCCATTGTTTTGAAGAGACTGCGTACTGCATTCTCTGTGACACTAGGATCTAGACCAAGTGCCTTCTGTGTTTTAATCAACTGTTTAAGGTTCTCTGTCTGCTGGGCAAGAGTTCCTGCATCACCAGCCTTAGCAGCCTTTTCAGTATCCACGCCCTTGACTGTCTTAAAGGCAAGAGTGAAATCCTGCCGAAGAGCTTGAAATCGGATTAAACGCGCTTCCTCAACATTAGCCTCTGCTGCTCGTTGCTTTGCCATTGCTACAGATTGCTTCTCAAGTCTAATCAGAAAGCGCAATCTTTGGTTAATTAAGGTGTTGATCGACCTCTCGGCTCTCTCAATCTCCCTAATCTCACTCTTACTCTTACCCTTCTTATCTGTCTTTGCAAACTGAATTGCCGCATCCACTCTCTGCTTCAGGATATCTCGGATACGTCGTTGTATGTCAAAGTAAGCATCAGAACCTACCTTTATCTGTTTCTGAGCATTCTGAAGATAAGTTAATTGCCGCTTGAAACCCCGTTGTTGGCCCATAAAGCCACGACCGCCACCACGACCTTCGACAAGAATATCAATACGCTCCCCACGAGCAGTCTTTGCTTCATCCAAAAAGGCATCTGATGATTGTCGTTTACCACTAATTAGATTCCGTTGAGCAGCCTCCATCTGATCAAATGCCTTCTTACGGACGTCAAACTCCTGAACTACCGCATTAGTTATCTTTTTCTCAGCCGCAATACTCTCAGATATCCGTCCACTGAGAGCCTTAACTCGCTCAGCACTAGCCGAGATTACCTGGGACGTTAATTGTGATACTCTATCCTTATGAGCCTCCAAAATCGCGGCCGAAAACTCTTTAGTGGCAGTTAATTGAGCGGCATAATACTCACGCCAGAATTTGGCCTGGGCTTTGATAATCTCCGTGCCTTCACGCAGTTTGGTCCAAAGCATATCAATCGTCAGCCCCAATAATATAATTGGACCAGTCGCAACAAAAGCAGCCTGCAAGCCTTTGAAACCAATAAGAGCTGCCGCTATACCTGGAACTAATCCACGCACAGTAACACGAACCAGTCCTTGCAAACTAGCAACTACCTTGTCAATACCGCCAGGTAGCTTATCTAGCGTCATCAGCATCTCATTGGCAATATCTACTCGAAAGAAACTCTTGAGCTGAGTTGCTCCAATTTCGAGACGCTTACCCACATTATTCAAAATAATCTCAGCAGCCTTACCATAGTCCTCTTGGGCCGATGAAATCTCTTTCCAGTTCTCAAGATACTGTCGCAATCCTCGTCCACTCAATCCAGCGGCACCCGTGATACCACGGATACGCGGTACTAATTTAGCTAATTCGCTCGCACTACCTTTAGTGAAATCCTGCAATTTAGACATTACACCCCAAAGCCCATCAATTGCAATAGCTGCCTCACCTGTTTCAACACCCATACTGGCCAAAAATTTAGGCATGTCCTTGGTGGGCTTAATAAGAGAAATCATCAAACCGCGTAACTGTGTAGCTACCTCGTTGTATTTCATACCCTGGATAGTAAGTGTACTAATCGAGGCAAGTAGTTCAGTATTAGCAATACCTAGTTGGTTGGCAAGGACAGCGATCCGCCCAAAAGAATTGGCCATATCATCAGCACGTAACCGACCCAACTCAATTGTCTTAAACAACTGTGCCGCTGTTTTTCCTGCAGAACCAGAAGTCCGCCCAAAAGCATTCAATGATGCAGTAAGTAGGTTGACTGATTGGTCGACTGTAGTAACAGCCACATTTGCGAATTTAGCTGCCTCTTGAAGAAATCCAAATGTATCGACACCCTGTGTAATTTGGTTACTGAGAGCTTGATACGCACCTTCCGTAACTGCACCTATATCCTGACCACTAGTATCAGATATTGCCCTTAGTCCCTCAATCCAACCAGGCACCATTATAGGCTGGCCCTGGGATATAGTTCTTATCTCAGCAATACGCTTCTGTAGCTCCACCGCACCCTTAACTCCCTCAGCTATCCCTCTGGTTAAGGCAAAGATAGCTCGATGGATAAGGGAGACCTTGACTATCCTACCAATATTAGACCAAGTCTGACTGAACTTAGTAGCCATTGAATTGGCCCGCATTTGCTCAATACGAACGCGTTTAATCCCTTCTGCTGCCTCTCTATTAGCTTGCACCCGTAGATTTCGATTTTTTCGAAGTTGGACATTTTGATTAAGTGCAGCTTGCCTGGCATTTGTTGCTGCTTGGCGTTTACTCTCATCCAATTGATCTTCAATTTTTTTCTGATCGGCTATAGCATCCGCTACCTGTCGGCTTTTAGTTACTCTGGCCACTTCAGCAGCATTTTTACGAGCTATAAAACGCTGGAAATCAGCAGCCTTTATCTCTTGTTGAGTTTTTGCAAATTGTGCACGTTCTAATGATGCATTATTCCTCGTATTATCCCGCTCATGTTGCGCTGCTATTTGACTAGCTTGTGTTCGCTGTTCATTCTGCTGTAAAGCCTCTTTATGGCCTAACCTATTCAGCTCCCGTAAGTTATGCCTATTGTCTAACTTTTGTCTGGTTGATATTCGCTCAGCTTCTAATTCTGCTTTCGTTGCGTTAATTTCAGCCGTTTGTAATTCTTGGACACCAGCTATATTCGCATCAGCCTGAGCCCTATATTTTCTGTATTTGATTCCCGCTTGATCAACTAGCTCACGAGCACTTATTGTCGCCGCAATTGAATCACTGCTTTGTCCAGCCAAAGTGCCAAGGGTACCAACTTGCCTTGCCGCCTCTTGTGCAGTATTAAATCGCTGAAAGGCTTCAACTGCTCTATCAGTTTTAGCAGCAACCTGTACCCAACCATCGCCCATTGCTTGGAGAGTTTTAGTAGTAGTCCTACCCTGCTCATCAATCTTTTTTAGGGTTGCAGTAGTAACATTCCCCTTACGGGAAAAGTTAATGAATGCTTCAGCGGCCTTTTCCCCACTATCCTGGAAGGTACGAAATACTTTCCCCAGATTCTCCAGCGACAACTGCGGCTGTGTGGAATCTAAGATCCATTTAAGTTCTTTTTCGTTTGGCATATTTACACCCAAAAGCTCCCAAATGTATCATCTAATCCCGCAGGACTATTCATGTCAATGAAGGCTTCCATTGCCTCTATCCCAGCATCCAAACTCTGCCACAGACTCTCGTGCACCTGATGCTGGATTGTACTAATCCTAAACTCAAAGGTGAGATGCAATTTAGTTGGTGAACCCCAACCTATATTATAAGCATCCTGTCCTGCCCGCTCACCTAGGGTTCTTGTTTGGGGCTGTTTGTGAAAAGGAGAACCAATGTGCCAGTAACGTTTGCCAGATAAGGATGTGCCTGACAAAACACCTTGTATAGCAGTCTTAGCCTGTACGGCTGTTGCTAATGGTATAAATGAGCCTCTAGTCATCCCAGTTTGCCAGTTAACGTGGCGAATGGCTACACGGACGAATTCCCGTATAGCCAAACGCCAGAATCGTTTGATTGCTAATTGCTGCTGGGCAGTTGCCGGCCCAGTAGCAAATTTATCAATGTTGGCCAGCTTGAATAAGGGCGCTGCGCTCGTTGGCATCTTCTAGTTGCCTTAAATTCTCGTAAGCTATTAAAGAAGCCTGAACGAAACCCGGTATGTTGGCCCATTCTTCACTGACCGCGGGAGGCCTCATTCCCCATCTTTCGCAGACTCGCCAGATGCAGTAGCGGGTTGATCGGTAGTCTGGGATGACGGGCTCAGCTTTGACCCCTCCCGCCGAGAAGCTAAAAAAGAGTCTGTTGCCGCCTGTATTGCATCATTATTCAGACCGTTCGCAGTCTGACAAGCTGTGATGAGCTTACTCACTTCAAGCGAGGAGAAGCCATTATCACGCAGTTCCTGTTCTGCATTCTCCCAAGTGTCTGGTTTGTTAGCGTCAACTGTCTCGAATTCAATCCCGTCACCTTGAATAGACTGATAGAACATATAGTTGAACTTACGAAGGAACCAATCCCCATTTGCCTTCTCGTAATTCGGATCAGCCCCTTCCACAATCTCCCCGTTTGGTCGCTTAAACACTTGTTCAACCGGTTCAGGGCAGAGCGCGTCGAACGGCTTATAGTCCTCGACTGGCTTACACGTGAATACGATGTGATCATCACCCTTAGGGATCACCACAATCACCGGATCTGCTTTAGTTACTGCCTTGCCCTTGAATTTCATCATTCGTCCTTCCGCTGGGTTCCTGTTAAGGCCCCGCCCTCATTACGAGGGCGGGGATGTACACCACCCTAAAATAGGGTGGTCATTACTCACTACCAAATACTGGCGTCGTCACATTCGCCCGACCTCGTACTCGCATCACTCCGTTGGGCGCATCGAAAGTGATGTTTTCATACCTGAAATCGCTGATCTCCACACTCTGACCCAAGCTAGAACAACTAGGATCAAGGGCCAAGACTAGATCGCAGGCATACGGTCGGCAGGGCGATGAGTCCGAGGAGGTCTCACCACCATTACCATCAATTGCCGTACGCAAACTACCGTTCGAGTACAGCCAACGAATGGACATATCCACGGTCAAGGGCACATCGTCCCCTTGTCGCACATCATCCAACTGCCGTCTATCGAGTACATACTCGATATTCCGAGCTTGCTCGATGGTAAGAGTACCATCAGCAATCTTGGCGGTTACGCCACCAATCGTCAGGGTTGCATCTCTCAAATCTACGCGCGTAGACATTAGGTTTCCTCCAACGTGATCTCGTAATGAGCTTCAACAGTCCCTTGTACCAAGGGTATTGTCTTGTCAATACGACCAAACTTATTGATTTCGATGCCGCTACCTCTCCGCCCTGTTCCAGATATGGTTAAACAGCCAACGAATGTTTCATCATCTGCTGTCTCGGAACCATATTTGTATACAGGTACTTTCGTCATATTGTCTGTCACCAGACCAAGTAATTCGTTGAAACGATAGATGTTACTGCCACGTAGGTTGCGCTGAACCAGGATATTCAATTCCACTCGCGCCGTCCAGTCCGTCTTTCCTTCTACGTACAACCATGGACCATCCATTCTCACTTCCAGCAGTTCCGCTTCATCCTGTTTCTTGCTGACGATACTGTGTCCTAGGGCACTGGCTGTCTCAGCGAAAACGTGTGTAAAGAAGATAGGCACCGTCGTGATGTTATCATTAAAGTGCTTATAAACTGAGGCAGTTATCCATTTATCCCAGTATCGTTTGGTGCTCATTCCTCACTCCCTAGTAGTGAGATCGTCACTGCGTAAAGTAGTGACTCAACGTAGTTAGGTGTAGATTTCACCTGATACACCTTATCATTGATTACGACCTCAGAAGTGACGGTCAAGTCGCCTGTCACATCCTTGGCATCAATGAGCAAATTCCGCTCACCAACACTGTAATTAGCTCCGTAGGTAAAATTCTTACCAGATGCAATGTAGGCCAGATCAAAACTGAACTTAAGCCCAATGCTTACATCCAATACGATTGCTCGACGAACGTGATATCCTACGAAATTCTCAGTTACTAACCCAGTGTCGAGAGCGACATCGTGAATTACCCGATTACGCACAGTGATAGGTTCACCTAATAGGCGTTTCAGCCTGTAGAGCACCTTCCTAGTCTGTTTAGCTCGTGATGTAACCATAATCAGGTAAGGCGGGTGGGAGTTACCCCACCCGCCGGGCCTTTAGCTGTAGAGCAGGAATCCGAGATTGGTGTCCAGGACCTTAATCCCGTACAGAAGGTCAACGGTTACCCGCTTACCTTGTCCAACGGAATCACGACTCAACTCAACACGGAGAGCCAGTCCGTTATGGTCCAAGACGGCCATATTGGCATCCGGATCCTTCGCGAGGGGACGACTAACGAAAGTCAGCACATCCCGATGGAACGCAAAACTGAAGTCACCAACCGGGCCGATACCCAGGAGGGCATCATCAGCCAGAATGGCATCAGTCGGACGGTCAGTGCGCAAGAGAGTAGCACTTCCACCGTTCATCTGCGCATAAATCGGTCCGGTAC